AGATGCTGTGAAAAACCTCAAAAGATACTGTGAAAAACCTCAAAAGATACTGTGAAAAACCTCAAAAGATACTGTGAAAAACCTCAAAAGATACTGTGAAAAACCTCAAAAGATACTGTGAAAAACCCACACCGAGTTTTTTGCTCCACTTTTTTTTAAAAAGTGGATTTTTTAAAAAGTGGATGGATATATATATGAAGAACAATAATATTCATCGAATCATCCAAGAAAATATAACTTTAGTATCTATTTCCTTATTTTTAGTCATCTTTCTAATTATTCAGTATGTTAAACCTGGATTCCTATACAATCGTGATGGAAGTATAAGACAATTTGGTATTGGTTATCGTAACAAAACGATTTTACCTGTTTGGTTACTTTCCATTATTTTAGGCATTCTTTGTTATCTTTTTGTTCTTTATTATTTAGTTTATCCAAGATTACATTAATAATTTAGTATTTACAAAGAATTTGTGTTTTTACACCTTCGGCTATTTCAATACCCTGGTAACTGTTACCTTTGTGACTGATTAATTGCCGACTAGTCGGTGATTAATCAGTCACAAAGGTTTAATAAAAAGAAATTATTAGCATTGTCGTAATAATAAAAACAAATTATTATTATTATTATTATTATTATTATTATTATTATTATTATTATATCGTCTTGAAAAATGATATAATAAAAGTAAAACATTTTTATTTTCCTTCTATACAACTGTCATACAAAATGTTTTTACTAACCTATTTTTTATCTTTTATCTTTATATAATAAAAAATGTTTTATAATATATTTTTTATAATATCATATATTATAAAATGTCGGGTCCAAATAATGAACCTCCATATTTTGCAAAAGGTTATGCAGAATCACTGAAAGAAAATTTGTATGGACTATTATTTAGTGCAAATGCTGAAGCAACTGCAACTTCGTTAGACAGTCAACTTGATGCACTAATGATTGCGAATGAAATTGCACAAACAAATGCAGATAATACTGCGTCATTATTAGTAAATTTAAGTGATGAAGTTATCCAATATGTATTAAGATTTCCTGGACCACAAAGTGGATATACTGGATATACTGGATATACTGGATATACCGGACCAACAGGATTAAAAGGAGACAAAGGTGATCCTGGAGGTTCCACTGGTACCACTGGTTATACTGGACCTACAGGATCTACAGGAGATAAGGGTGAAACTGGTGATAAAGGTCCTCAAGGAGATATTGGAGGATTTACTGGATACACTGGTTATACTGGATATACAGGTTATACTGGATCTACCGGTAACAAAGGTGCAACTGGTGACAAAGGACCAACTGGAGACCCTGGAGGTGAAACTGGTTTCACTGGTTACACAGGATATACCGGCCCTACCGGCACAACTGGAGCACAAGGTGATACTGGTGCACAAGGTGATATTGGTGCACAAGGTGATACTGGTGACACTGGTCCAACAGGTTCTACTGGTTATACTGGTTCAACAGGATATACTGGTTACACTGGTTACACTGGCCCTACGGGCACGACAGGAGTAACAGGATACACAGGATACACCGGTTATACTGGTCATACTGGTTACACTGGTTACACTGGTTATACTGGTTATACTGGTTACACAGGTTACACAGGTTATACAGGTTACACTGGAGTAACAGGATACACAGGATACACCGGTTATACTGGTTACACTGGCCCTACGGGCACGACAGGATACACAGGATACACCGGTTACACTGGATACACCGGTTACACTGGTTATACAGGTTACACTGGTTATACAGGTTACACAGGTTACACTGGTTACACCGGTTACACAGGTTATACAGGTTATACTGGATACACTGGCCCTACGGGCACGACAGGTTATACAGGTTACACTGGATACACTGGTTATACAGGTTACACTGGAGTAACTGGATACACAGGTTACACTGGTTACACTGGATACACAGGATACACAGGATACACCGGTTACACTGGATACACAGGTTACACTGGATACACAGGATACACAGGATACACCGGTTACACCGGTTACACTGGTTATACAGGTTACACTGGTTATACAGGTTATACAGGATACACTGGTTTTACTGGTTTTACTGGTTTTACTGGTTTTACTGGTTTTACTGGTTTTACTGGTTACACAGGTTACACAGGTTACACTGGTTACACAGGTTTTACTGGTTTTACTGGTTTTACTGGTTACACTGGTTACACAGGTTACACTGGTTACACAGGTTATACAGGTTACACTGGTTACACAGGTTATACAGGTTATACAGGATACACTGGTTATACAGGTTTTACAGGTTATACTGGTTACACAGGTTACACTGGTTATACAGGTTTTACAGGTTATACTGGTTACACAGGTTATACTGGTTACACAGGTTACACTGGTTATACAGGTTACACTGGAGTAACTGGATATACTGGTTATACAGGTTATACTGGTTATACTGGTTACACTGGAGTAACTGGATACACTGGATACACTGGTTATACAGGTTATACTGGTTATACTGGTTACACTGGAGTAACTGGATACACTGGTTATACAGGTTTTACAGGTTATACCGGTTACACAGGTTATACCGGTTACACAGGTTATACTGGTTACACAGGTTACACAGGATACACTGGTTACACAGGATTCACAGGTTACACAGGTTATACTGGTTACACTGGACCAACAGGAGTCACAGGTTACACAGGATATACTGGATACACTGGTTACACTGGACCAACAGGCTTAAAAGGAGATAGAGGTGAACCTGGAGGAACCACAGGATATACTGGATATACTGGATATACCGGCTTTACAGGATATACAGGACCTACTGGTGATAAAGGTCCAACAGGAGACCCTGGAGGTGAAACCGGTTTCACAGGTTGGACAGGATACACAGGATATACTGGTTACACAGGTGAGACAGGTTACACTGGTTTTACAGGTTTCACCGGATACACAGGATATACAGGATACACAGGTGAGACGGGTTACACTGGTTTTACAGGTTTCACAGGTTTTACAGGATACACTGGAGAAACTGGACCTACCGGTAATTTTGGTATGGGTACATTTACATTTGTATCAAGGGATCCTAATTATATAACAATTACAGATTCCGGTTCAGCAATCGCAACGCCATTAATAGATACTGTTGATGATTATACTTATAATGTATATTCTATTGAAAGATATGATTTACCTGTTTATATGTCATTCCAATTAGGAACTCTTACTAATTCTTTTGTTGCTGGTATTAAATCTAGCATTACATCAGGTTCTCCTAGTACTTATCCTATCGCTTGTTTTAACATTGTGAATGACCAATATCAAGCAATAAGTAATGGTATTATAAAAACGTTTGGAACTGCACTTACTATAAATGCTAAATTAGCAATTTATTATGATGGATATAATGTTATTTGGTATCTAAATGGTTCAGCAATTGCTACTCAATCAGTTACTACTACTAGTCCATTATATTTAAATGTTTCTTTTCCTGGTATTTTTGATGACCCAAGTGGTGAACCTCAACCTGTTCCTAACGCTGGCGCAATTATTAAAAATGCACACATATTTCCAGTATATTTAGGTAGAACTGGTTTTACTGGATACACTGGGTATACTGGTAGAACAGGTTATACAGGTTTCACAGGTTATACAGGTTTTACTGGTTTCACAGGTTACACTGGATATACTGGTAAAACAGGTTACACTGGTTTTACAGGATATACTGGTTTCACAGGATTCACCGGATTCACAGGATTCACCGGTTACACCGGTTTCACTGGTTTCACAGGTTACACTGGTTTCACAGGATATACTGGTGATACTGGTCCAACCGGTTATACTGGTTTCACAGGTTACACTGGTTTCACTGGATACACTGGTAAAACAGGTTACACTGGTTACACAGGTTACACTGGTTACACAGGATTTACAGGTTACACTGGATTCACAGGTTACACAGGTTACACAGGTTACACAGGTTACACAGGTTATACAGGATACACAGGTTATACAGGTTACACAGGTTACACAGGTTACACAGGTTACACAGGTTATACAGGATACACAGGTTATACTGGTTACACCGGTTACACAGGATATACAGGTTATACAGGATACACAGGTTATACAGGAGTAACAGGATACACAGGTTACACAGGTTACACTGGTTACACTGGTTACACAGGTTTCACTGGTTTCACTGGATACACAGGTTTCACTGGTTTCACTGGATACACAGGTTTTACAGGTTTTACTGGATTTACTGGATACACAGGTTTCACTGGTTTCACTGGATACACGGGTTTCACCGGATACACTGGTAATTTTGGTATGGGTACCTTTACATTTACCTCAAAAAATAGTGATTATGTAAAAATTACAAGTTCTACAACAGCGGTTGCAACCTTATTAATAGATACGGTTAATGATTATACTTATAACGCATATTCTACTGAATTATATGCTTCACCCGTTTACATGTCGTTCCAGACTGGAAATACTGCTTATTCTTTTGTTGCTGGTATTAAATCTTCAAACTCGTCTGGTAGTGCTGATACTTATCCAATTGCTTGTTTTAACATAGCGGGAACTCAATATTCAGCGATTAGTAATGCTTCTATACAAGCTTTTGGTACTATAACTACAAATTCAGTATTGTCTATTTATTATAATGGATATAATGTCTCATGGTATGTAGATGGTGTAACAGTTGCAAGTGTATCTGTTTATAATACTAGCCCATTATGTTTAAATGTATCTTTTCCTGGTAGTCTTGATGGTGGTGCTTCTAATGCAGGTGCAATTATTACCAATGCTCATATCTTCCCAATATATTTAGGAAAAACTGGTTCTACTGGTTACACTGGTTTTACAGGTTTCACTGGTTACACTGGTTTCACAGGATACACTGGTTTCACAGGATACACTGGTTTCACAGGATACACTGGTTACACTGGTTTCACAGGATACACTGGTTTCACAGGATACACTGGTTTTACTGGTTACACTGGTTTCACTGGTTTCACTGGTTTTACTGGTTTCACAGGATACACTGGTTACACAGGATACACAGGTTACACAGGTTTCACAGGTTACACTGGTTACACTGGTTACACCGGTTATACAGGTTACACTGGTTATACTGGTTACACTGGTTATACTGGTTACACTGGTTATACTGGTTACACTGGTTATACTGGTTACACGGGAGTAACAGGTTACACAGGTTTCACTGGTTACACCGGATATACAGGTTATACTGGTTTCACAGGATACACTGGTTTCACAGGATACACTGGTTTCACAGGTTACACAGGATACACTGGATACACAGGTTTCACTGGATACACTGGTTACACAGGTTACACAGGGTTCACAGGTTACACAGGTTTCACCGGATACACAGGTTTTACCGGATTTACTGGTTTCACTGGTTTCACTGGATATACTGGTTTCACTGGTTTCACTGGTTTCACTGGTTTTACTGGTTTTACTGGTTTCACTGGATATACTGGTTTCACTGGTTTCACTGGTTTCACTGGTTTTACTGGTTTCACTGGTTTCACTGGATATACTGGTTATTTTGGTATGAGTACATTTACATTTACATCAAGAAATAGTAATTATGTAACAATTACCAATTCAGGAACAGCGGTTGCTACCTCATTAATAGATACCGTTCCTGATTATACTTATAATGCTTATTCTAGTGAATTGTATGCCTTACCCGTTTACATGTCATTCCAAACTGGAAATACTGCATATTCTTTTGTTGCTGGTATTAAATCTTCCAATGCATCTGGTACTGAGAATAGTTATGCTATTGCTTGTTTTAAGATAAGTGATAATCAATATATTCTTTATACAAATAGTGGAACTTTACTAACATCTGGAACTATCGATACAACCAATAAAGTATTTGCTATTTATTATGATGGATATAATGTTGCATGGTATGTTGATGGCGTAGTAGTAAATACTTATTCTATTGTTAGTAGTGCTCCATTATGTTTAAATGTATCTTTTCCAGGTGTGGGTGCTCCTGGTCCTCCTACTCCTCCTAATAATGCAGGTGCAATTATTACAAATGCTCATATCTTTCCATTGTATTTAGGAAAAACAGGTTCAACTGGTTACACTGGGTTTACTGGTTTCACAGGATACACTGGTTTTACTGGTTACACTGGTTTCACTGGTTACACTGGTTTTACTGGTTTCACAGGATACACTGGTTTCACAGGTTATACAGGAGTAACTGGTTACACAGGAGTAACTGGATACACTGGTTTCACTGGTGACACTGGACCAACAGGTTCCACAGGATATACTGGTTTCACAGGTTTTACAGGATACACTGGTTTCACAGGTTATACAGGAGTAACTGGATATACTGGTTTCACAGGTTTCACAGGATACACTGGTTTTACTGGTTACACTGGTTTCACTGGTTACACTGGTTTTACTGGTTTCACAGGATACACAGGAGTAACTGGTTACACCGGTTTCACAGGATACACTGGTTTTACTGGATACACAGGAGTAACTGGTTTTACTGGTTTCACAGGATATACTGGTTTCACTGGATACACCGGTCCAACAGGTTTCACTGGATACACAGGTAGAACTGGTGATACTGGTCCAACAGGAGTAACAGGTTTTACTGGATACACAGGTTTTACTGGTTACACAGGAGTAACAGGTTCAACAGGTTTTACTGGTTACACAGGAGTATCAGGTTCAACCGGTTCAACCGGTTACACCGGTTTTACTGGTTTCACAGGATATACTGGTTTCACAGGTTTTACTGGTTACACAGGAGTAACTGGATACACTGGTTTCACTGGTGACACTGGACCAACAGGTTCCACAGGATATACTGGTTACACAGGCGCAACAGGTCCTACAGGAAGTTTCACACCATTAGGTACAAATTACGGTGATTATGTTTACTGGAATGGTACCGAATGGGCCGTTGGAGATTCACAAATTTCATTAGGTAGTGGAGCAGGTCAATTCTCGCAAGGAACTAATGCAGTCGCGATTGGTACAAATGCAGGTCAATCCAATCAACAATCTAGTGCGATTGCCATTGGTACAGGTTCTGGAAATGTTACTCAAAATGAAAATGCAATTGCCATTGGTCAAAATGCTGGACAATATAATCAACAAACATTTGCAGTTGCAATTGGTCAAGCTGCTGGATATACTGGTCAAGGTACAAATTCCATTGCCATTGGTCAATATGCTGGTTATTCTGGACAAGCTTCAAATTCCATTGTTTTAAATGCAAGCGGTATTACATTAAATGCAGGTAATAGTGGATTTTTTGTTCAACCTATCAAGATTGATCCAACTATTCCTCCTGTTACAGGTGGATTATATTGGAATCCTGTAACAAAGGAAGTCATTTCACAATCCACAAAAACATTCGTCATTGATCATCCAACCAAAAAGGATAAATATTTAGTCCACGCTTGTTTGGAAGGTCCAGAAGCAGGTGTTTATTACCGTGGAAAAGGTGAAATTACAAATAATGTTTCTACCGTGATTGAATTACCAGACTATGTTTCTAGTTTAGCCGATGAATTTACCATTCAAGTAACACCTATTTATAACGGAGTTTCTAAGAATTACTTAGAAGTCAGTAAATTTGAGAACAATCAATTCAACGTTTATGGTGATAATCGTGAATTCTATTGGATTTTACAAGGTAAAAGACAACATGTGGAGACAGAACCGGATAAAGAAACAACGGAATTAAAAGGTGAAGGTCCTTATAAATGGATTTAAACCGATGAAGATTTGAAATAAAAGCCGTTTTTTACTAATATAATTGTCAAAAGATGTATAAATCAAAAATGAATTGATATTTTTTATATAAAAAATATCAAAATATATTTCTTTCTTTTTTCTTTCTTGCTAGAAAAAAGTAGATTTACATATATGGTTTACGTGATTTACGAACATAATGTCCCTTACGATGAAATACACGACTTCCTTTCTTAGTAGTAAAGTCCTTTCTTCCTTTACGTGTTTTTGACAAGGAACCCTTATGATAACTATAAGGACGATGTGTCTTTTTTACGTAATGACCTTTACGATGATAAACCTTGTCACCTTTCTTGGTGGTATAATTTTTACGACCTGGATGAGTTTTAGAAGGAGTTCCAAAAAAAGAATTCATTATAATATACCAAAATATAATTTTTTTCTTATTCGGTCTTTTTTGTGTATACTTTTGGTTTCTCTCCTTCAGCATCTTCTTCTTCCTGAAACTTCTTATCATTCGCTTCCATTTCTGCCATATTTATTTTACACCCATTCGATGAAATTTTATATTGAGTAATAAATATCATTAAAATACCCGTATACAAATACCACATTAATTCGCCAATCGTATCTTTTGTAACCACTAAATCAAACATTTGATTTTTTATTTGTTGGGAAGCCTCATTATTTCCCTGATACTTATCTTTTACCAAAGGTTGTAAGAGTCCCCAATATTCCATAAAATTGGTAGGAGTCATTTGATTAATTAAAATCGACGTATTTCCACATATTTTAAGAATGGTATCCGCCGCAGTTTCTAATTCCCGTTTTTTATCTGGATTTCCTTGACTTGCCACATTTATTTTACTAGATAATTTCGGGTCCACTAATAATTCTGTTAACAATTGATTCGCTTTTCTCGATACATAAAAATAACCAACGACATCTGAAAAAGCGGATTTCAATCCTGGAAAAGCGACTAAAACAACCATCATTACACCAAAAATTAAAAACCAATTGAAAAAAGTAATTGACGCAGCACTTCCAATATTTTGACTCATATTTCCGCCACACATTGAACTAAGTACTGCACAGTTAATGATAAATTGTACCAATGTTACAAGCATAAAATAAATTCCTAAAGATATTAATTTCTGTTTTCGATAAGTAACTTGTGCATCCAAATTACTAACAAATTGAGATGTGAGTTTCGGTCGGATGGCCATAAAATAAAGAACCGTACTAATGATAAAAAAAAAGAGATTTAAAAAGGAATAATTCATCTTCAAATGTCGATTTAAATCTAATAAATTATCATTAGATTATAAATCGCTTATTTTTTCGGTTTTACACCTTTGCACTTTAAATGTGCAAAGGTGTAAAAAGAAGACAAATTAAAATCTTCAACTGTATCATCGAATACTTTGACGATATTTAAATATATTTAATGGGTCATACTTATTTTTTATTTTGATTAATTTCGTTTTATTCTTTCCATAATATTTTTCCATATAATCTACAATATCATAATCAATTAAATTAGGAAAACAATAAATTGATGTATACGGCAATACTTTCTCATATAAATCTTTTAAAAAAAGTTTTGAATCATCTGTATATTCCGGATAAGTCCATTGCATAAAATAGGAAAGAACCATAATTGCATTTTTCGGAAAATACGAACTGTTCCCATTTAAAACTTCACCTCCTAATTGAGTAAAATTAAGTTGATAATTTAATTTATACCCTTTTTTCAAATATATATCAATCGAATTTACTAATAACTCTACTCCTTTTTTTTGTAAAGGTTTAAAAATCATAGATGATTTTATTTTACTAAAAGGCGGATTTTCTCCTTTTTCATAATCTACCCAACAATCAGTTATTTTTGAATAATATCCATTACATGTTGTAATGGTTGGATTATATAAATTTTCAAATATTTTACTTTCAATGAGAGGACTTTTATCAAATTTTATAAACTTTATTTTAAAGGATGCTGTTCCATTATTATAGGTCATATTAAATTCAGCGCTTACTTTATCAGAAAAAGATAAAATCACCTTTTGATATAAAATAAATATTTCCTTTGCTTGTTCTGGATTCCATTCCCAAGTGAATGTTTCAAATTGACAGTAAATATCCTCATATACTTTCAATTCAAATTCTGTAATAACCCCAAAGTTACCACAACCAGCCCCTTTACATGCCCATAATAAATCGTTGTATTCTTTTTTATTTACTTTTATAATTTCACCTTTATAATTTATCATTTTTAACGAGACAATATTATCACAAGTTAACCCATATAATCTAGTTAAATTTCCTTTTCCACCTGCTAAACTCAACCCTGAGATACCTACACACGAATTTTCACCTGTAGGTGTAATAAGAGAATATTCTGACAACTTTTCAATGACATATCCTAGTCGAAGCCCAGAACTTATTTTAGCGGTCTTTCTATCTTTACTTATTTTTATATAACCTGGCATATTTTTAACATCTAAAATATAACCAGAAGATAATGAAGCCGCTTCATAAGCGTGTCCTCCACATCGAATCGCGAATTCTAGATTCTTAATTACAAAATTTTGAATAAGATAAGATATATCTTTTTCACAACGAGGATAAAAAATGGCATGAGGAAAATAGTTAAGAAGTTTATTATAAACAAATCGTAAATCATTATAAATGGCTTCATTATTTGGGTAAACTGCATAATCTAAACCTTGTAATTCTGTTGGTATTTCATCCAATAATAATTGATAATTTTGAATTAAATTACAAATATTTTTACTATTATTTGTAGTATCACAACAATTACCACATACTTCTTTTATTTCTTTCTTCGAATCAGGATTCTCCATCAAATTCAATATATTTTTTTCTTTGATACAAAAGGTTTCTGGAGAAATCATTTCTTGTAAACATTGATGAATTGTATTAACATGATATAAACATTTACCCGTAGATGAGTAAGTTGATATTTTACGATTATTTTTATATAACGCAGTAAGTTTTAGTTCAGCAAGCAATTCTAACAATTCAACCATATATAACAATAATAAATTAATTTATGAGTATCTAAAAAAGATTTATAATAAAAAGATTTATTAGTATTTTTATTCGATGAGTTATTTTGGTTCAGAACCACCTATTCCAAAACCGAGTTTGATTGAGCCAGGTGTAAAATATTTTTTACGCGAAACCTTGAAACAATGTCATCATTTTAAAGAAAAACATCATAATTTTTTATTAAATCTAGGATTATTTGCTCTTTTTCTATTCATTCTGGGATTCATATTACTTTATAAATATAAAGGAAGATTAACTCCCGCAGAAAAAGAACAGAAAACGAGAGAAAAACAGCAATATATTTTGTCAAAAATAAAAACATTTGAACAGGCGAAAAAACAGGCCCATCAAGAACTGATTACTGGATTACCCAATTGGGAAAATGAATATGAAGATATTCGAAGAAATCAAAAAGTTTATTTATAAATTCATGAGATAAATAGATAAAAATCTAAAGAATATATAATACAACCGAATGGCCACAAAACAAATACAAAATAATTATAATTTTAAAGAAGCGATGAATGAATATTTTAAATTAAAAAATAAATATGAATCAACCATTCAAAAGGAAATAAAGAAAATTAGTCGTGATAAAAATTTAACCAAACGAGAGAAAAAAACAACCTTCCAATCCTTCAAACCTAAATGTATTAATTGTAGTCGTCCAGTTGGAACTCTTTTTTCGTCCAAAAATGATAAAGAAAAAAATTATCGTGTGTTAACCGCTTTTTGTGGTGACATTGTAAATCCTTGTGATTTACGAATCGTAATTAATGCCGGTAGAGGTCTAGAATCTTATTTAGATATCATTATGGATGTTGAAAAAAGTATTCAAAAATACAAAAACGATTTAATTCAGGATAAAAATGACCTTCTTTTTGGATATATTACCACCGAAGAAGCGTTGAATAATTTCGAGTTTTTAAAAAAGGAAATCAGTGAATTTACGAATTCATATTCTTTCCATTTAGGAGAATTCAATGATATTACGAATAATAAAGCAGAAAAAGAAACATTAGATAAAAATCAAGAAACCGCTTATATACTGATAGATGAAATGAAAGAACTTCTTGGAAAATTTAATGAAACAAAGAATCAATCCTTTGTCAATGATTCGGTCGAAATTTATGTCAATCAACTACAACCACTTTTAACCAAAATACGTAATTCGAAATATATGAGTAATCGTGTAGAATTAGAAGATCAAATTTATCATTTAATCCAAGAAAAATTCACCTTCGAAGATATTGAATCGGCTAATGTTTATCCCGAAGTATTGGAATTTCATTTAGGAAGCGGAAATCGAATGAATCAACCAAAAACGAGGAAAGCGAGAGAAACAATTGGGGTTGTAAAACAACAAACGAAAAAGAATCGTCCTTTACAAGAAAAAGCAAAAGAAGAAGATGAAGAAGATGAAGAAGAAGATGAAGAAGAATAGAATTACAAATATTTATTTTTTTTGTAAAAGAATAATATATCCTTATTATTTATGATATTCAACCATATTTCTCTACCTATTTTTATGATTAGTTTTGCAATCGGTCTTTTTTTCGCTTATGTAATGGGTCCAGATATGAAAGTAATTTATGTATATCCTACTCCTGAAAATGTGAATAGCATCTTATTTAAAGATAAAGCAGACAATTGTTTTCAATTTAAACAAGTAGACGTGAAATGTCCCAATGATGAAGGTTTAATTAGTTCGATCCCGATGCAGAGTTAACGTTAAGGTTAAAAGAACCTAGGTTCTCTCATGTGTTTGCTTTTTCTTTGCATTTTTTTATCATATATTATAGTAAGTAACTCAATCATATATGATACATTTTAGTAAATTTTTTCATAGTCAAAATGGAAAATATATCATGTCCATTCTTTTAGGTTTTGGTCTCGCTTCTCTCTTTCGCGTAGTTTGCAAAGATAAAAATTGTATTCTTTTTCATGCGCCCCCTTTAGAAGAAATCAAAGATAAAATATACCAAGGAACCGATAATAAATGTTACAAGTATGTTACTGAAGCCACCAAGTGTGATTCAAAGAAAAAAATATTGCGATTCAAAGATGAAGTAAATTAATTTCTCTAATTCGTACGATTAAAAGACAAGAATTCTTTTTCTTATTTATGAGTGATACAACAAATATTATGGATTTACCAACCGATCCCGTTGGCGGCGGAAATGTATCAAACAATATTTCTTTATCAATTACTGAACGAATGGACCCAAATTCGGTAGGACAGGGTGCAAATGTAAATGTCAACTCCGGAGTTAGTTTAGACCAAACAACGATCAATCAAATTGTAAGTGGACTTCAACAAGCGAGTTCCACTGGTGCAACATTACTACCATCACGAAATATTCCTCAAATGACTGCTCCTTTAACCCAAGACCCAAATATTCAGCCGAATTATATTCCCCAACCTCCACCAAATGTAACAAATGATTATATCAAAGATACGGAATATGAAACCAATGAAGAAATTTTAAGAAAATACAACAGAAAAAGTGAACAAGGAAATTCCTTGGATGATATTTACAATGAAATTCAAAATCCATTTCTTTTAGCGATTCTTTATTTTCTTTTCCAATTACCTTTTTTTAGAAAAATCTTATTTCAATATTTTCCAGCACTTTTTCATAAAGACGGAAATTTCAATTTAACTGGATTCGTCTTTTCAAGCGCCCTTTTCGGTTTTGTTTATTATTTCTTGGAGAAAATTATGACTTATACAAACCGGTTTTAGGTCCCTTACTCCTCCTTGTTGCCAAATGATTGCTTATGCGTATTTAAAAATACATTCTATTCGTTTTTTATTTTATACCCAAAAATCTAGTGTATAAAATAAAAAATGTATCAAAAAATGGTTGAAAAATTAATCGAAGGTTTGTCAGTACCGGAATCATCCACAACGAGAATGGATTTAATACTCGAAGGCGGCGCTTTTAACGGTAGTTATATGTTGGGAATTCTTTATTTTTTGAAAAATATGGAAGAGAAAAAGAAAATCAACATTGAGAGAATTTCAGGGGTAAGTATTGGTGCCATGTTGGGTCTCATTTATCAATTAGACTGTCTAGATTTTGCCGTTGCCTTTTATAAAAATGTGTATACGCATTTGAAAAAGAAAAAGAATTTGATGATTGTTCATACCTTTTGCGATGAAATTCGAAAATTCATTCCTGATGATTTTTATTTAAAAATAAATCGCAAATTTTTTGTCACCTATTATGATTTCAAAAAGGGGAAAAAAATAGTAAAATCAACATATAAAAACAATCAAGACATTTTAAATACGGTTATTAAATCGAGTTATATTGCTTTTATATGCGGAAAATCGTGTTTTTATAAAAATAGATATATGGATGGTCTTTTTCCATATATCTTTAAAACGAATCAATCGTCAGAGACAAGAAAATGCCTTTACATTAATCTCTCTCATTACGATAAAATATTTGATATGTTCATTATTAAAAAGGAAAAGAATAATATTCAACGAATCTTGATCGGAATTGTAGATGCTTTTTCCTTTTTTGATAAAGGAGAGAAAACAATGATGTGTAGTTATCTTGATCAATGGAATATCATCAATCATAGTTGGCATTTCTTAAAAGTATCCATTGAACGTTTTATCTTTTGGAGTTTCTGGTTCTTTTATCTTTTGGAGAGATATGTTTTGGACGAAATGTCACACACTTTTTATCATCAATTATTTTATCGTCTATTACATCATTTTAATAAAACGATGATTGAATATCTTTGTGTCTAGGAATCCATTCATTCTTTCTATTCATTCTTTCTATTCATTCTTTACCAAAAGGTTACTTTTTTGGTTTTTCGTTTTTTTTCTGGGTTTCGTTTTTTCGATTTTATTTTCTGATTTTTTTGTGTTTTCGGTATTTTCAAAGGTTTTTTCTCTCCAGGTCGATAATTCAAAAACCATTCTTCAAATTCTTTGGTCCCTCGTTTCGCTGAAAGTTCTTTATATTTATGCGCTTTTTCTGCACGCATTTCTTCCACGGATTCTTGATGTCCATAACAAATAATACTGAATCTGCGTAAAAGCCCTTTTTGTTCTAAGCGATTCTTATATTGAACATCGAAAAGAAATTTGGACATACAAAGAATACGCTCTGGGTCATAATAAGGTCGGTCCGCATATAAAAAAGCCAAATAAAAACTCAACATGGTATCAATGGTTGCAATTTTGATTTTCTCTCCATCTCTTGAAAGAATATTATAACTATGACAAGCAACGGGTTTGTAAATAAAGGCAATGGTATTTTTACCTATTTTAATTTCATAATGAACTGGAATGACTTCTCCGATCGGTTCCCTTTTCAAAATCTGTACATTGGTAACACCTAGGTCTTCCAATCGTTCTTTCACGATTTCTGCGCTTTTTAAAGGGTCTTTGGAGATGACATCAAAGTCAGGAATATGTTCGACTTTTCTACCGATCGATTTGGGCATATATTGCGCATATTGAGAAATGGCGTAACCACCAAAAAAAACGACGCCTTGATGAATAAATGATTCTTTGACCGTTTGATAAATTTCATCAATTGGTGGTGCTTTTTTTTCAGTTGTTTTTGATTTGTTAACAATAACCGTTTCAAAATCTCTTTGGAATTCCACTTTTTTACAATTTTCGTCTTTCAAAGGATATACTTTATTAATCAACATCAAACGTTTCAATACTTTTTCCCAGCGCGAGGTATCCCCACTTGGTCTTGATAATTCAAGGAACATGGACATTTTCAAGAAGTTGGGGTCGGTATATAAGAGTCCATTGACTTTCACGGCATTTGCCTTAATTACTTTGAATAATTCTTTGGGGGAATGGGTGATATCTGCAATGGGAAGAAAATTGACGAATACTTTATAGGTTCCATGGTGTTGTCCGCTTTTGGCTTCGACTTCTTTGTACCCTTTTTTATAAAAAAGGTCTGCTAAATGTTTGGCGTCTTGAAGGGCGTTGGGAGAGAAAAAGTCGTAATCTGGAAGGTCAATTTCTTCGTCGTAGATTTTATCTTGGGTTGGGAGCAGTGCATTGATGGCAATCCCGCCATAACAGACGAGGGCTTTTTTTTGAATAAAATTTTCTACAATTTCAAAAAGTTTCTTAATTTCGGGAGATTGCACAACACGTCTTGCCATTTTATCTTGCGCTTGATCTACTTGCATACGTAAAATGGCAAGTTCACAATCTTCATAAGTCATTCCTTTGGCACATATCTTTTTACTAGATGTCATTTTTTTCTTTTTCTACCTTTTTATATATTACAAAACATTTTAGTAGGGGGGACGTATGTCCCCCTACTTAAAAGTTGAACTTGTAATAATCCGTTTCGACCGTTCTCGTTTTATAAGATAATTCCGGATTTTGCGGGGTAGGTTCAGATATGGTTACTGAGGCAGATATTAAATTCTTTGGTTTCAATCGAAAAGCATATCCATAATTATCAAAAAAGGCAATATTATTTTCCAGATATTCATCTACTTTTTGATAACGCATTGCCACCATTTGACACCCGGATTCTCTTGGAACAATTGGATTCGGATTATTCGGATTCGCACCTTTGTCTGGTAAAACAATCGTCATATTCGCTTTATTAAAATCTTGTAATTCTTTACTATCCTGTGAATATTCAACATCATAATATGTAAGGACACGCATAAACATTGAATTACTTGTCATATTCACAAATTCCATAAAATCTTCATTTTGTAAAAAGGTATTATTATTTCGGTCAACAATAATAATTATTTTCCCTAAAACTTCTAAAATAGGTATACGTCCAATATTTTTTCCATAATTTTCATAACTGTAATCTTTACCAAGGAGTAGATTTTCATAAGATTTGAATATATGAGATAAATTGGTATACATGGTTTGATTATTACTCATTATTCTTAAATGTAAAAGAATCGGATCTCTCGGATTTGGTGCAGTACTGTTGGAAAATGCATAATTCTTTAATGTTTCCATGACTTCTACAAAAGGAATACTATTGAAGGTTTCCTTTACATAAAAATCATTCATTGTAGAGGTTGCAACCATTGGTTTATCATCAATGGAATAGATTTCGAAATCTAAACCACGTACCCCTTCTTTTAAAATACTTTTTAAATTACATATACTCACAAAATCGTTTTTATAAGAACCACCACTACAAGCATTATAGGCAGTTTTGATATAATAATCATTTAGATTTCCACTAAAGTCGGGGTTGGAAGAAGAAATGGATTTTAAATGTTTGTTCAAAGAACCATACAAACGATTCATATGACTGCATTCTATTGACTCTAAACGTGAGAGATAAATCATGTAAAAAATCATTGAAACAATAATAAATACAATAAAAACAAAAATCATAAAAGCAATAAAATTTTCGTCCAAATCTTTCAACCTTTTTATTAATTGTAAAGGGTCGAACAAGGAAGAAGCATTACTTGAATTCATAGGTATGGATACTCTTATTATAATATATTATTTATTATTTTTATAATTTGCAGATGAATAAATTATAAAACAATAGAAAACACATAAAAATAAATACTTACTATATATATCTTGAAAGAATGGCTGGAGGATTATTAAATTTAGTAAGTGAAGGACAACAAAATATTATATTAAATGGAAATCCATCCAAAACTTTTTTTAAAACAACTTATGCAAAATATACGAATTTTGGATTACAGAAATTTCGCGTTGACTTTGAAGGTTCCAAAACGCTTCAAATGGCTGCAGCATCTACTTTTACTTTTAAAATACCTAGATATGCGGATTTACTAATGGATTGTTATTTATCGGTTACTTTACCACATATTTGGAGTCCTATTTTACCGCCTGTTCAAATAACCCAACCAAATGGTGAAACCGGTGTTTCAAACTGGGCTCCTTATGAATTTCGCTGGATTGAATATATTGGTGCGTTGATGATTGCGAAAATAACCATTACTTGTGGAAATCAAACGTTACAAGAATTTTCAGGTGATTATTTATTGAATATGGTACGTCGTGATTTTAGTGCAGATAAAAAAGCACTTTTCTATGAAATGATTGGTCAAGTTCCTGAATTGGTTGACCCTGCCAATTCAGGAAGTCGTGTCAATTCTTATCCTAATGCTTTTCATACCGATAGTCCTGCTGGACCAGAACCATCGATTCGCGGTCGCACTTTATATATCCCATTAAATGCTTGGTTCAATCTGAAATCCCAAATGGCCTTTCCATTGATCTGTTTACAATATAATGAATTACATATTAATGTTACCATGCGTCCAGTGAACGAACTTTTTCAAATCCGCGATGTTTATGACCAATATAATCAATATCCTTATGTTGCTCCTAATTTCAATCTTTTTTATATGCAAATGTATCGCTTTTTACAACCACCTCCAGATGTTGAAATCGGTATAAATTCATATCTAGATACAAGAACTTTATGGAATGCAGATATTCATTTGAATTGTACGTATTGTTTTCTCTCCAATGATGAATCTCAAGTGTTTGCAAAAAACGAACAGAAATATTTATTTAAACAAGTTCACGAGAAAATCTTTTATAATGTTACTGGAGCGAATAAAATCGAATTGGACTCCATTGGTATGGTGATTGATTGGATGTTTTATTTACAAAGAAGTGATGCCAATTTAAGAAATGAATGGTCGAATTACACCAATTGGCCATATAATTATCTTCCTCACGACCTCATTCCTGGTGCGACTCAAACGGCTTATCCCATTTTAGGTAGTTATATTGGTCCAGGAGTTAACCCGGATGGTTCATTAACCGGATATTTCATTACGGGACTTTATACGGAGGCCAATCAAAAGGAAATTTTAGTTGCCTTAGGTATTTTATTTGATGGTCAATATCGAGAGAATCTTCAACCGGTTGGTGTTTTTAATTATATTGAAAAATATACGCGTACCGCTGGAAATGCTCCGGATGGGTTATATTGTTATAATTTTTGTTTAGATACCAATCCACTCAATTTACAACCGTCAGGCGCAATTAATATGAGTCGTTTTAATAATATTGAACTAGAATTTAATACCGTTATACCTGCATTGGATCCATTGGCTCAAAGTTTGACCATTTGTGACCCGGAAAGTGGAAATATTATTGGTATTAATAAACCGACTTGGCGTATTTATGAATATAATTTTAATTTTGTTTTATTTGAAGAACGAGTCAATATGGTGAATTTCATTGGCGGCAATTGTGGATTGATGTATGCACAGTAGGGGGACGGAAGTCCCCCTTACGACCCCCTCCTTGTGAAGGGCGATTGCTTTTTGGCGCGCGAGTATCTACAAAGTATGGGACAATCATATTATGCGTAGCACAATATCATTGTAGAAATAGTTGTAAAGCCCCGCGCCGAGTTAGCAAAGTAAAACAGCAAGGAGGGGGTCGTAGGGGGGACACCCGTAGGGAGTCCCCCTACAGAGACGGCAAAGGAGCCAGACATAATTTAATTTCTCCCAGACTTGCCACATTATATTTCACCACCATTGGTAAATCATTTTCCAAATAAATCTCGATTTGATCACATAAATTGGTACATTTAATAAAATATCCCAAATTCTTCAAGGAAAATTCTCCTTGAATAATTTTCGATGAATTCTGTTTTAGAATAAATTCCATACTTCCATCCGCTTCTGTACGATGAACTTCTGCAGAGGCAAATTGACCTGCACATTTAAAAATCAATTCATTTCCAACGGATTTAATCTCTAATTTATCCGAGATACAAGACAAATCCCGAATAATTTTCTGGAAATCATTCGAAGGTAAATTAATGACCGAAGAAAATTTCACATCTGGATACTCCAATTCTTCCGGATCAGGTTCAATCAAACGCAACTTCTGGGTTTTACATTGTTTAATATCTCCGTTTTCAAACTTCAATGCCAAATAAGAAACAATTCCATCCGCATAATCCGCATTTTCAATATAAATAGTCAAAGTATCATTATTATCAATGGAATTAATGAGTTTAAACAAATGAAACATATTGACCCCAATAATAATTTTTTCTTTCTTACATTCATAAAACTCGAAATTTTGGGCTTCTAAAAAAAGATGAGCCAAAATAGTATGTGATTTATCCATATTAATAATTCGAATACCATCAGGACAAAAAGTAATATTGGTTTCTAATAAAATATCTTTTAATGCGGTCATGAGAGTTCGAAAAGGAGAGATTTGTACCGTTTTAATGGTTAATACATTTCCTACCACATTGCCAGTTTCTATGTCTGCGTTCATATTCATTTTTATTTGTTTATATCTTACTTTTTTCTTTACTCTTTAAATCCTTATGAGTGAAAATTAAAAATCGAATTATTGCAAAAATATTATACTTTCACTTTAGGCGTTTTTCTTAATGATTTTCCATATTTTCGAATCGCTTTTTTGGCCATTTTCAGGCCTTGACTTCCTGGTTTACATCCATTTTCTAAAATAGAATAATCAACGACCGCTGCTTTTCCGGCGGTTAAGGCGCTTGCTAATCTCGCGATTCCCCAAGATTGCGCGGTTTGATTCGGTCTTGAACCAGAGGAGAAATAGGCGCCTTCCCCTTTTTGAATGATTTTTGCCAATGCTTCTTTTGAACAACCGGAAGCCTTGGCCAATTGATTGGTTGCATCAATTTTCTCTACTTTGTACATTTTCTCTGCTTTTCCTAGATATTTAGAGGGTTTTGAATGAAATGATGATATTTTTCGTCTTGTATAATAATTGCCTTTTCGATACGCTTTACGCGATTTTAATAATTCGTTTTTTGCTTTGGTACGGTCCTTTTTTGTAAGTGCTCCTGGTAAATACCTTAAAGGAAACTTTTGGGATTGAGTTTTAGTTTTAGACATATTATGGTTTTTTTCTTGATAAAGTTAAACTATAATATATTACGATTAAAATAATTTATATTGAAAGAAAATGGTCTTTAAGCAGCGTTACCTGCAACGAATTGTAAATCAACGCCTGAAGTTTGAGTAATACCACTGATTTCAGAAGGACTTAATGCATAATTGACACCTCCATAACCTCCGCGCATTTTCTTTGATTTACCTTTGAAAAGTTTGACGGCGCCGAATTTTCCTTTCTTGGTTCCGTAACCTGCTTTCAATAAACGTTTTTCTTTTTTGGCGGTGTGATGTTTGGCCTTGGAAACAAGACGTCCTGATTTATTTTTTATTAAATCCTTTTTCATAAGACCTCCTGAAGTCTTACGTGCTGTTCCGTGCCAAACTTCAGCGCGGGAACCAACGACTTTGTCATAAGTTGAACCTTTGACCATAACTTTTCCGTGATGTCTGGTGTAATGCTTCATTATATATTTATGTAAAGAAAATAAGGGGAACCTAAGGTTCCCCTTTACCCCCTCCTCTGCCCTTCGGGGAATTATTTTTAATGATATATCGGCGCGCGAGTATCTTACAAAATATTGACAAAGAAATCGCGTAGCAAAAATGGTTGTATAAATTATGTAAGAACCCGCGCCGAATTAACAATGTAAACTGTCATCAGGGGGTCGTAGGGGGGACGTATGTCCCCCTACATGTTACGTAAAGGCCTTCCGGACCCCCCCGGTTGTCCGGGAGTTCTTCCTAAATAATTCACGTTGATTGGTTCATTCAAATAAAAATTGCCAAAATGAAGTTTTCCTCCTAAAGTTGAACTAATAACTTGGGCGATTCGTCGATTCGCTGAAATATTGGAAACATTTGAATTCGAATCATATGAACTACTAGTAAGATTTTCACTTCCACAAGTAAAATTTGGACACACGTTTACATGTTGTAATTGAGTATATAAAATTAGTTTTGATGCATTGGACCTTCGTCCAGGATTAAAATGTTGATAAGACCTCATTCTTTTCTATTTTCTATCTTATATAAAAAGGGTTAGAAATTAGGGGAACCTAGGTTCCCCTATGACCCCTCCTCCCTTCAAGACCCCTTCGGGGAAGGAAAGTGAGTGTTTTTTGGCGCGGGAGTTTCTACAAAGTATGTGGGATGGACTGCCCCTACCGTTTTGATTTGGTGTATTGGCGCGCGAGTATCTACAAAGTAGTAGACAATCATATTATGCGTAGCACAATATCATTGTAGAGATGGTTGTAAAGCCCCGCACCGAGTTAGTTATATTAACTGTCATCAGGGGGTCGTAGGGGGGACGTATGTCCCCCTACCCCTTAACACCAAGTAAACCTTCAAAAGCAACTTTTATAAAAACATAAGTAATAATAATGATAAATATCCAGGTGATAAATTGTTTGATAAAATTTATAAAATCAAATTTGGTTTTCCCAGGCATCATTAAAAATTTGGTTAAAGAATCAACATTCAATTTTAATAATAAAAAGATAATACCAGGAATAATGACATCACTTACTAAAGATTGAATCACATCTTTGGTTGCAAGAGCAATGGATACACCCGCTGCAGTTCCAACAATGTTGTTATCTACTAAAAATCGATTCAATTGTTCTACCCAAACTTTTTGTTCTTTTGTATTGGTATTGGTATTGGTGTTAGTGTTAGTGTTAGTATTGGTATTGGTGTTGTTTGTTGTATCATTCGAATAAGAAGACATTTATTTTTCTATATACTATAAGTGTATAAAAAATTGATTTAAAAAAAACAGTGGAAAGAATAAGAACAAAAGAAATATAAGAAATAATATAAGAAAGATGAACTCAAAAGTAGAAACCGATTTAACCAACAAATATCAGCAAAAAACCGACAAACAACATATCTTAGATAATCCAGATACCTACATTGGTTCTGTAGAAAATGTCGATGCGGATATGTGGATTTTGGAAGAAAAAGAAGGAAACCATCTAAAAATCGTAGAAAAAAATATCCGCTATATTCCAGGTCTCTTCAAATTATTCGACGAAGGTATTGTGAATTGTCGTGACCATGTGATACGACAAGCGCAAGCGATTCTAAATAAAGTAGAAAATGCCATTCCAGTGAATAACATTGAGATAACCATTGATCCAGATGGAACCATCATTATGCAAAATGACGGGAATGGCATTGATGTTGCAGAGCATCCAGAATATAAAATCTGGATTCCAGAATTGATTTTTGGTCATTTACGTACTTCCACCAATTATGATAAAACCGAAAAGAAAATTGTTGGTGGGAAAAATGGATTTGGGTTCAAGTTGGTTCTCATATGGTCTACGTATGGGTCTATTGAAACGGTCGATCACATCAGAGGTTTAAAATATAAACAAGAATTCAAAAATAATTTAGATGAAATTTGTCCGCCAGTTATAACGAAATGTAAATCCGCCAAACCTTATACCAAAATCACTTTTAAACCGGATTATACGCGTTTCGGTATTCCAGAAGGACTAACCGAAGACCTGATTCAAATGTTAAAGAAACGTGTTTATGATATTTCGGCAGTAACCGATAAACAAATCAAGGTGAAATATAATGGGCAAGTGATTCAAACAAAGAATTTCCAGCAATACATTGACCTTTATATCGGTTCCAAAGAAACAACTGCACGAGTCTATGAAGAAGCGAATGAACGCTGGGAATATGCAGTCGCTATTTCACCTAGCCAAGAATTCATTCAAATCTCCTTTGTCAATGGTATTAATACGTACAAGGGCGGAAAACATGTAGAGTATATCTTGAGTCAAATCACAAGAAAATTGGTTGAATATATCGAGAAAAAACGTAAGATGAAAGTCAACGCGAACTCCATCAAAGAACAATTGATTCTCTTTTTACGTTGTGATATTGAAAACCCTGCATTCGATAGTCAAACGAAAGATTTTATGAATACACCAATGGCCAAGTTCGGTTCTACTTGTACAGTGAGTGATAAATTTATTGAAAAAGTTGCGAAAATGGGTGTAATGGACTCTGCTTGTGCGCTTACGGAAGTAAAGGAAAATAAATTGGCAAAAAAAACCGATGGAGCAAAAAGTAAGAATATTCGCGGTATTCCAAAATTAGTCGATGCGAATTGGGCAGGAACCGATAAATCCAAAGATTGTATTATTATCTTTTGTGAAGGAGATTCAGCGAAGGCAGGTATTATCTCCGGACTTTCTGCGGACGACCGAAACACCATTGGAGTTTATCCAATGAAGGGAAAAATTCTCAATGTCCGCGGTGAAAACATCAAACGAATCAATGAAAACAAAGAAATCGCTGAAATCAAGAAAATCTTGGGATTAGAAACAGGAAAAGAATATACGGATTTAGCAGAGGTTCATAAATGTTTAAGATATGGTAAAATCCTTTTTATGACGGATCAAGATCGTGATGGTTCACATATCAAAGGTCTTGGAATCAATTTATTTCAAGATCAATGGCCCACCCTCACTAGAATACCTGATTTCATCGGTTTTATGAATACGCCCATTTTAAAAGCGAGAAAGGCAGATAAAGAATTATTGTTTTACAACGAAGGTGAATATGAACATTGGAAAAAAGAGAATCCAGAATCGTTTGTCAATAGTTGGAAAATCAAATATTACAAAGGTTTGGGAACAAGTACAGGGAAGGAGTTCCGTGAATATTTCGAAAATAAAAAAATGGTCGGTTTTGAATTTAATCAAGAAACAAGTAATAATTCGATTGATATGGTTTTCAATGATAAACGTGCCGATGATCGTAAAGATTGGTTGGCAAAATATGATCGTGATTCTTATTTAGATACAAGTAAAAAATCTGTTACCTATGATGAGTTTATTGATAAAGAACTCATTCATTTCTCCAAATATGATTGTGATCGAAGTATTCCGAATTTAATGGACGGACTCAAAATCAGTTTACGTAAAATCCTGTTTTCCGCATTCAAACGCAACTTGACGCAAGAAATCAAAGTGGCGCAATTTAGTGGGTATGTATCGGAACATTCCGGTTATCATCATGGGGAGGCTTCTTTGAATGCAGCGATTGTAGGAATGGCACAGAATTTTGTGGGATCAAATAATATCAATTTGTTATTACCACTTGGTCAGTTTGGAACTCGTATTCGCGGTGGTCAAGATAGTGCAAGTGAAAGATATATTTTCACTGCTCTGAATCGAATGACAAGAACCCTTTTCCCGCAAGCAGATGATGCAGTATTGAAATATTTAGATGATGATGGACTCTTAGTAGAACCAATTTATTATGCACCTATTGTCCCAATGGTATTGATCAATGGTTCCAAGGGAATTGGTACAGGATTTAGTACAGATATTATGTGTTATCATCCGTTAGAAATCATTGATTATTTGAAAAGTAAGTTGGCAACCGATTTATTACCACCAAGTCCTGTTGAATTTAAACCTTACTGGGAAGGTTTCAAAGGAACGGTAGAAAAAATCCAAGGTTCGAGTCCAGCAAAATATTTAATTAAGGGTGTCTATGAAAAAGTAGGAACCGATAAGGTTCGTGTTACGGAATTACCTGTAGGATTTTGGACTGAAAAATTCAAAGAACATTTGGAATCGCTTCTAGATCCAGTAGATAAAGCCGGGAAAAAATTAACCTCTGTGATCAAGGATTATGATGATATGAGTAAAGACGTCAATGTGGATTTTACCATTACGTTTGCCAAGGGTAAAATCGAAGAATTGGAATCAACCGTTATCGATAATGGATGTAATGCATTGGAAAAATTATTAAAATTATATACAACCAATAGCACCAGTAATATGCATTTATTTGATGCCAATGACAAATTAAAGAAATATGAAAATGTTCAAGAAATTATTGATGATTATTTTGGGAGTCGATTAGAGTTGTATGGAAAAAGAAAGGAACATTTAATTGATTGTTTGAAGAAAGAATTGATTTTGTTGTCGAATAAGAAGCGTTATATTTTGGAGAATTTGGATGGCACCATTGATTTGAGAAGAAAATCGAAACAAGAAATCCATGATTTATTAAAAGAACGCGGATACGATGTTTTGGAAGAGGATACAGACTACAAATACTTGGTGAAAATGCCGATGGATAGTGTTTCTCAAGAAAATGTGAATCGATTGGAAAAGGACCATGCCAATAAAGAAACGGAATTGAAAAATACAAAGACGAAAACCATTCAACAAATGTGGTTGGAAGAATTAGACCATTTACGTCGTGAATATTTGATTTTCAAAGAAGAACGAGTTGCCATCAATGAATCGACAACGGTAGTCAAAAAAACGGTGAAAAAAACAGGAGATGTAAAAACGGTGGTAAAAAAAGTAAATAAAAAGTAAATAAAAATTTGAATAAAATGTAAATAAAATGAAAGTAAAAACTTTATTATATGTTTTCACCATTACTATGAAATGAAAACATATGAATATCTATATCTCTATTATTTACTTTTTTTTCATTATAAACCACATATCTAATCCCAAGGTAATCGTATATGTAAATTCACAATTAAAATAATTACAAATTTCAGTTAATAATTCAGGACTATAAACATAATGATGAAGACATCTATTATCAAAATTATGTATACTCCTTACTGCAAAATGATGAAAATTACCAGCAGCCAAATCCATGGTCAAATCGTGATTCATAAAAATTTCATAAAGAGTAGATAAATCATCCTCTCCTACATTTTTTTGATACTGAGATAATAAAGTTGAAAAACTAGATACATTTCGTTTATGATCAAAACATTGAGATTTTTCAGGAACTACAATAATGATATAACCGTCTTTTTTAATAATTCTTAACCATTCATTTACCGCTTTTAATGGATTCGCAATATGTTCTAAAGAATGAGAAGAAAAACAAAAATCGTAACTTTCATTTTCAACCTCTGAAATATTTACTGCATCATTAATGATAACTTTTCCTTTTTTACCATGATAATAATTATATTCATCCGTATGATTACTCCAAATTGTATTATTTGAGAAAATTACATTATCCATATTAGTGGCATTTTGATAAATAATAGGACCTGAACTTGAAGGACCGCCAATCTCTACACCTATTTTATCACTTGTTATTTCTTTTAAAATATCCTCTAACATTTTATTTTATAAAATATAAAATTATTCATTTTATAACTAATAAATAATCCAAATTACACCCTTGAATATTTACAATGAGACACAAGATGTGAAAGGGCAACCGTTACCGATAAATCAGTTGAAAGGCAATCCTGTTAGGGAGGATTGCCTTTCAACTAATTTATCGGTATATATTTTCTTTTTCTAAGCATATACATATGGAGTCTCCATGTTACAATTATAAAGAAATCATTTTTGAAAAGGGATTTTTAGATGATTCAGTCGATGCCACTTATGTATTACATTTAGAAGGGAACGGTCGTTTGCCCAATATTTATGAACAATTACATACTTTCCACCCAAGTAAACGAGTCATCGTCGTATTCAACAAAGGATTCAAAAAATGTAAAAAGAATTTATATAAAAAGTTATCAACCTATGATTTAGTTGATGCTTTTTTTAATGTCTTTCAAGACGCCGAAGAAAAAAAATATAAAAACATTTTGGTCTTAGAAGATGATTTTATATTTAATCCAAAAATACTTGATTCCAAAAACACCGATGCCATTGCCGAATTTATGAAAGAGAGAAATGGGAAAAGAGAGAGTTTTATTTATGCCTTGGGTTGTTTACCCGCTTTACAAGTGCCTATCAATTATTACAATCGACGAGTTCTGGCAAGAATGGGAACTCACGCATGTATTTATACCCAAGAATGTAGAAGACAGATTTTACATACCGACCAAACCACTATTTATGACTGGGATGTTTATACGAATCTCTCTTTTACGAATTATATGTTTTATGAACCCGTTTGTTACCAATTGTTTCCAGATACTGAAAATAAAAAAAACTGGGTCTATGTCTATTTATTTACCGAAGTCTTCCACGGATTTTTGAATTATTTGGAATTGGATCGAAAAGTGGAACCCGGATATTCCTTTTTTTATTCGTTTTCTCTCTTTCATTTTCTTTTGTTATTTGTTCTTTTTTCCTATGTCATTATGAAAGGTGGTATCTATTTATTCAAGTCAAAGAAAAGATAAAATTAAAAATGTTACATATTGACACATTTTAACTGCATTACCAAAAAATAAATATTTATATTAATATATTATATATATTAGTATACTAATTTATGACAAGTAATTTAGTTAATAATCAAAATATAAATCTTGATAATGTATTACATTTTTATTTATGGGTTTCTCATGGAGAAAATGTTTCAAGTAATCGTAATTACTATCCAATCGAAACTAAATTTGCAGCACTAACCTTTTATTCACATCCTTTTGAAAAAGTGTATGAGCATTTTTTATTGAATTTAGAAAAAGGAATTAAATCTCAAGATATTGAAGGTGGATCCAATGATATTTGTAGACTCATCAAAGGTTCATGTCCTATTATTCCAATTATAAATAAAGATACAAAACAAAAAATCGTATTTTTACCATCACTTACCTTTTATGTAAACCCACCAGCGGATCAAGTAAAAGAAGGTTATTTAGGTGAAACAGATGATAAACAATCTGAAAAATTTATGGGTCTTTACTATTTTTCTTTAATACAAACGGATGTATCGAAATGTAAAGTCATTGACTACCAAGAAATTTTAAATCACGCGGATTTATTAAAATTACAAACCTATACTTATTCAACGATCTTTCAAAAAGTATTACAAAATTGTGCAGAAAAAAAATTAGACCCGGATAATGTCATGTTAGGAATTTATTCTTGTCAAACAAGATATAAAAAATATATTCCAGAATATAATCAAACAGATATTACAAATTTGATTCCTAAATATGCAAATATATCGCTAGAACGTGCTTCTACTTTAAATAGTATGAAAGATTATAGTGAAACGGCAACTTGCTTTCCTTGTTTTATTATTGATTATAAACCTTTACCTGATTGGAGTCCACTTGGAAACATTAAAACACAAGGATGTGGTTTAAATCTTTTATCCTATTATGGTCTTATTCCTCAAGCATCTACACGTGAAGAAATATCGTGTTTATCTATGAAAGGAACTTCGATCTTTAGAATTCTTGATTATATTAATAAATATTATTTTATCCAAAAACACAACCTTACCAATATGGAATTTTTTATTTTAAGAAGTGACATAAAATTTGGATTAACCATCATTATTGATTTTATGAGAGCATTCAAGACAAATTATAGATATGCTATTTTATTTAGAGTTTATAGTAGTGATAAATACCCGGATCCAAAAAAAGGGGAAATTACTAGTGATATTGGTCATAGTTCATCCATTTCGTGCTACAATGATGAAATAAGGTATATTGATCCTATCTATAAAATTAATACGATACTTCAAGGAACCAAAGAAGAACAAGTAAATCAAGCATATCAATTTGCATCGGAGGGTACGCGTTTTAAAATTATGGATATTATTTTTGTTTATAATAATAATAACAAAGACGTAGTTAATACTAATTTACCCACAATTACCAAAGCAAATCTTGAAGAAGAAATAAATAACGGAAAATGTTTTATAAGACCTAGACCAGTTGATTTATTTTATGGAGGAAAAAATAAAAATAAAAAAAAGAAAACTAGACAAGAAATCAAAAAGAGAAATAATAAGACAAAAAATAAGACAAAAAAAAATACAAAAAAATATATATATACTAAAAATAAATACGATAATAAAAAGAATAAACAATATGGTGGTTATGACACATTTGAAGAAATTATGTTGAATATTGATAAAAAAAATGGAATAAATAGTAATATTGTTTTACAGTCATAAATTTTGCAAGGATGTAAAGGAACTCGCCTTTCTGTGACAATCCCTATAAAAAATGTATTCATTCATAAGTAAACCCATTACGAATAAAAACTTCGTTGTGAGCGCATTTACTATCAAAATGATATCCATTTTCGATCAAATGTTTTCTACATAATTCATCTTTTTCTGAGAATTGGTCTAGCATTTCAATTAAAATCACATCAATCGGAATTGAAAAATCCCACGATTGAAGTACTTCATATTCGTGTCCTTCTACATCCAAAGAGAGAAGATCAATATGTTCTAACCCAGTACTTTTCACGATTTCGGTCAAGGTTTTTGGTTTTATCATGATCGAACCTTGTGGTAAAGGTCGATTACATTCATTATCAAAATAATCTTTAAAATGATGGTCTGTTAATGTATTTTCTACGCCAGATACGGGTGCGTAACAATGAACAAAATACCTGAATTTTAATTCTTCTTCGTGACAACTTACTAAATCGTTAAAGAGAAAATTATTGGATCGATTATTTTTTAAATACTCAAAAATATTTGGATGAGGTTCAATGAGAATTCCTTTCCAATTTAGTTGGTCTTCAAAAAATTTGGTATTTGAATATGCAATTCCATCTAATGCCCCAAGTTCAATATAGGTACCGTTTTTTTTATTCTTAAAATAACGTTCATTTAAAAAAACGTCTTCTTGACATTGAGAATAATACATTGGGTATATATTCCACTTTTTAAAAAAAAGTGGAGCAAAAAACGCGGGAGATGTTATAACCAAGTAAGAGAAAAAACGCGGGAGATTTTTATAAAAAAAGTTATAACAAAGTAAGAGCAAAAAACGCGGGAATAAAAAAAGTTATAACAAAGCAAGAGCAAAAAACGAGAGAGATTTTTATAAAAAAGTTATAACAAAGCAAGAGCAAAAAACGAGAGAGATTTTTATAAAAAAGTTATAACAAAGTAAGAGCAAAAAACGAGAGAGATTTTTATAAAAAAGTTATAACAAAGTAAGAGCAAAAAACGCGGGAGATTTTTATAAAAAAACACGAAAGGATCTTCCTTACAGTTTTTATTTATTAACTCAGTTCGGGATTGACAACAATTTTTCACAATGATATTTTGCAAAGCAGAATATCATTGTTTTTTTTCTTTTAGAAACTCTCGCGACAATACAACAATCAAAAACATCAAAGAGGGGTGTATCCCTCCCGAAGGGAGGAAGGGGCAGTCCATCTCCCTTTGGGGGATGGCGTAGTGACTCCCTACGGGTGTCCCCCTACAATTAGAACCATCCATTAAACACCAACTCACGATCGGTATTATCCGTCATGACAGGATGAGCAATTGGTATTGCCAGTGTACTCACATCATTCAAATATTTCATATATCCTTGTGCTTCACTATAGACTTGTTCAATACAATAATCGAGTACCATTTTATTTAAATTTTCTACTTGCTCAGCAATATGATGTAATTGATTCGCCGAATATTGTAAAAAAATACTACGCATAATAATTTTCAAAGAATCACAATCCTGTTCTCCAATAAAATATTGTCCGTTGGACTTTTTATAAATGGCCGCTCTTATTCCATTTTGAATGATTTGAATATTGGCTTGACAGAAAAAAGCAAACGATAATTGTGTATCATCCCATAAACCCTCTGTAGGATTACGAAAGGTAGAACATTGATGAGCAGGAATTTTATCATACATTGAAAAAAGATCAGTTGTATTTGGTGTTTTAATATCTACACGTCCATTCAATTGATTATTTATATTGGATTGATAATTTGTATTCATTGGATTTAATGCCCCTTTTTGAGAATTATCGGATGACATATTTCTTATATTTTGCATTTTATTTTTATTTTTATATATATACTTTTGAGAAAAGTATATTCTAAAGTTATATATTATAGATGGCTTCTTTTCAAAAAATAGTAATGATTTCGGCAATTGTGATACTTATCCTTTCCCTCATTTTCATAAGTTTCGCTTTCGTTTATTCACAAAAAAAAGTAGCATGGCCTCCCATGGTAGGTGACTGTCCAGATTATTGGGTGGATACTTCAGGAAATGGAGCAAATTGTGTAAATGTAAAAAATTTAGGAAGATGTAAACCAGCGAACGGACAAGACTATTTAACCATGAATTTTAATACTTCTGTTTTCACTGGTTCCGACGCAAATTGTGCTAAATATAATTGGGCAAAATCTTGTGGTGTATCGTGGGATGGAATTTCTTATGGGGTAACTCCTCCTTGTTAATCTCCACTTTTGGAAAAGTAGCGCAAAACATACACCTTGGGATAACCTTGGAATATCTAATACTAAACTATTTAAAGTTTAATTAAAAAAGACGAGCGGGGGATCATAAGGGGGGTGCACCCCCTTAGTTTTGCTCCACTTTTCCAAAAGTGGATGGGGATTTAAAAACAAATCAATATATATATTTATAGCACCTCTTTTTATAAATATATATTATGGAATTATTAGAAAAAATCATTTCTCTCCCGGATGTATTAATTAATTGTATCAAAGAATATATTCCTTTCAAACAAATGGTTTTTTCTAGTAAAGAATATTATCTCTTATATCATCCATTTATAAAAAAAATGATTCTGAAAAATAATTACGAAAACTACATTCGGGATACCATAAGGAGAGACCATTATTTTGTTTTTGAACAAATGACCAAAGAAAACTGGAAACGATGGTTATCCATCCGTGATTATCGTTATAAAAACTCTATTTATTCGAATTATATTTATTTCTTGAAAGATTTTTGTTTAATCAATGATTCTACCAATTGTAGAAATGTTTTGAATTCCTTTTTAAAAGAACAAGGAATTGGTAAAAATCAACATAAAAAGAATATTGTTAAGAATATAAGAAATAATTAATATCCATCTTTCCATTTATTTTTAATCAATCATGGATAACTCACACGCACAAAGACAAAATAAAACGGATGAAAATAAAATACGCGATTTAGATTGGAATGAAGTATTACATCGAACTGCACAAGCAGAAGAAATTAAAACGATTTTAAAAAATATTGATATATCTGATATTCATTCCAAAAGAGGGGTTTATCTTTATGGGAACTCGGGGATTGGAAAAACCATTTTTATGAAAAATATTTTAAAAGAAATGGATTATAATATTATTTATTATGATGTCGGTGATATTAAAAATAAATCCATCTTAGAAGAAATTTTGAATAATAATATTTCTTGTAATAGTGTCATTAGTATGTTTCATAAAAAACCTAAAAAAAATATCATCTTTATCGATGAAATTGATGCAATGAATACAGGTGATAAAAGTGGATTAAATACACTTATTAAATTGATACGACCGAAGAAAACAAAGAAACAAAAAATGGAAAAAATATCATTGATACCGATTATTTTTATTGGAAATTATTATGTAGATAAAAAAATAAAAGAATTAATCAAAGTTTGTCATACGGTCGAATTAAAAACACCGACCAATGGAGAAATCGAAAATTTATTAGAGTATTTTATAAAGACAACTTCTCTCCAGAAAAAGGATTCCTCTTATCAATTATATATGGTACAAATGATTCAATTTATACAAAACGATTTTCGAAAATTAATGATGATTGTCGATATTTTTAAAAACGAGAAATTTAAAAATCATAATATTTATGATATTTTAAAACATATTTTTTGTTTGAAATCCTACAATGAAAATTCAAAAGAAACAGTAAGAAACTTAATGATTCATTTACATTCGATTCCAGAACATAGCGTCATTTTGAATGAAACCGAGAGAACGATTATTGGTCTTTTATGGCATGAAAATGTAGTAAATAGTCTAGAGAATCAAACGATTGAAAATGCGATTCCTTTTTATTTGAAACAGTTGGAGAATATGTGTTTTTCCGATTACATTGATAAAATAACCTTTCAAAATCAAATCTGGCAATTCAATGAAATGAGTTCTTTGATAAAAACGTTTTACAATCATAAATTATATCACGATAATGCTTGTCAAATAAAAAATGTTTATACGGTTGACAACAAAGATACGGAAATTCGATTCACGAAAGTGTTAACTAAATATTCTACGGAATACAATAATTTTCTCTTTATTCAATATTTGTGCAATCAATTGAGTATGGATAAGAAGGATTTAATTACGTATTTTACGGAATTAAAAGAAAAACACGAGGATTTTAATGAAGTATTGCCTCTGTTTGAAAACTATGAAATTAGTAAATTAAATATTCAACGCATTTATCGTTTTTTGGAGAATAATATTAAAGACGACAAAGTCACGATGGAATTGGAAGAGGATATGGACGATTTTGAAGAATGAATCATTCGATTTCATCAAAATCAAAATCTTTGAATAATCCTCCGTTTTTCATGTTTTGATTGGAAATCATATTTTTATCATATTTTTTTATCAAGGTTGTTTTTGAAACCGTGGAAACGTGGGGATCTTCTAGATAAGAAAGGAATCTTTTTTTCATGAAAAATAATCGAATTTTCAAGATTGTTTTGTATTCTTCTGGATTGACCTTGTATTTTTCATCATTTTTATTGTTCTCTTGCAAAGGTAAATCTTGCAACTCACTTAAAATGTACGAAGGTGTTAATACATTATCATTGTCCCATACTGTGAAATTCGAATAAAAAGGAGAAAATGAATAAAAATCAAAGTCTTTCATGGACCAATTTCTTTTATGATTCTGTAGAATTTTTATATGTGATTCTTTATGAATATTATGATAGAATGTATTAACCAAAGTATATAAAAAAGGAAAAAATAACATATAATTTATATTATATTTATATGTTATTTTGTATTTACATTGATTTTATTTTTTTTAGAGTGAAGACTTTATTGATTTCTCAAAAAGCATTCTCTTTTTCATCCATTTTTCCTTGATCTCTGTGGATAACTTCCCGTGTTGATGTCGTTCATATTGTTCTGGAGAATCATAAAAAAGAGGATTTGAATTACCTAATGTAATTTTAAAATAGAAATCCTCACTTTTTGAACCAACGATATCTTTGGTAGAAATCCCAGTTTGTGCATTTCGAATATAATTCCCGATTTGTCCAGAAGCATAATATTCAATCAACACTTTTTTTTGGCAACGGTAACCGGTTTCATCTTCGACGGTAACCATTTTATTATATTTATGATAATTTTTATCTAAAGATTTCAAATTTTGCAAGGTATGATTACGTCTTGAATCATAATCGTCGAAATCATTACTATCTACAGGGTGGAATCGATCGTCGTAGTACATTTGTTTTTGAAAAAAGTCTTTTTCTTATAATCCAATTCGTGAAATTATCTTTAAATATTATTTTTGGTATTATATAAAACTTTCAATTCAATCATTTCTTTAATAATTTTATTGATTTTATCTTCCAGATAAATAACTTTATCTTTCAATAAATCATTTTCTAATTTCAATTCATTGTTTTTTTTCTCGTAATTTATCATTGCGTTCAAATAATTTGGTGGTGGTGGTTGCTGCTGTTGTTGTTGTTGTTGAAGCATCACTTTCTCTCTTTGAACGCGCATTTCTTCCAATTGTTTTGCAACATCTGGTTTGTTTTCAGGTCTGCCTGGTTGATATTTCTCCAATAATTGGTCAATGTCTTCCATAAAGAATTGTTTGATATCCGGTTCTTTGACAAAATCATCGACGGTTTTTACTGTTTCTTTAATAAAAGGATTATTGGCCACCTGATTTAATAATGTTTTCTTATCAAAAGAATTATGATTATGTGAAAAAACCAAAATCGATTTCAAAGGATCCAATTGAACAAAAGGAATGGTATAATTTTTCAAAAAATGTTTTTCTTCGGCCAAAGAAGCCGTTTCTTCATAACTGGTTTGTTCCAATAATCGGCGATGAAAGGCAAACGTAGCAGCAGTGGCATGATTGGGACCATAAGGTCCGAATTGAAGCATTTTATGTATATGTTTGAAATAAATATACATCTCACTGGAACCCGCACATAATGCATGCGGGTTTTTTTGTAAAGTTGTAACGGCATGACTAATTCTTTCGGGAGGATAATAATCGTCGTCGTCAATGTAAACAAGAATGTCTCCAGTGGACTTTTCGTGCATTAAGTTACGTTTTTTTCCTAACGTCATTTTTTCAGGGTAAGCAAAATATTTTACTTGAGGAATATGGGATACCAAATCGCCTATTTTATCTGTACCATCGTCAATAATGACCCATTCAATACGATCTTTTGGATAGGTTTGATGTTCGAAACATTGAATCATAAATGGAATGAATGGACGTCGATTAAAGGTAGGAGTACAAAGAGTTACTTTCGGATAGAGAGAGTTTTTAGAATCTTCTATTTTTAATGACTCTTTTCCAACCTTATTCTTCTTTTTATTATTTTTACCCATATAAATAATAATAAGAGAACCTTTTTATATTATTATTTCATTCTTTTATACAAAAATATTCAAACAAACAATTTCTCTCTTATACATTGATATTCAACCGTTTACTAAGTTTTTTCAAAGAATGGATAAATTCACCTTCTTGGGAACCGCCCGTTTGTTGATTCGGGGATCGAAAAAGATTCCATACACTTGAAGCAACCGTTTTTTTGGTTTCATTGCACGTCTTTTGGGCAACGTGATAACTGGTAACTTTGGATAAATTTTCGGGGATTTTGTTGATATATAAATTATTTGGAATTGCGCCGAACCAGAAAAGAATAAAGATGATAAGAAAGATAATACTTACTATTGGATTGAAATAAGTGAGAGAGGAGAGAACCACAATGATGGAGAAAATGAGCATAATCATTTGTTTCTTATCTTTCAGTATATCTTTGAAAAATTGAAACATTGATATTTTATGGAATGCATTGTTTAACTTTGTGAATCCAGTGATACCTAATGGGGTAAAGAAAGTATAAAATAAAGAAATGAACAATAGAGTCGAAAAAATAAATCCAAACCCTAGAATGTAAATCCAAAAAAATACAAATAGTAAGAACCAAGCGAAAAAATAACTGAATGGTTCTAATAAATCAACTGATTTCCAGATTGGTTTTCCGGTATCGGTATTATTGACATTTCGTTTGAATAACCACGACATATTGCTAAACCAGGCATACATAAAATAAAAGAAATCGAGAAAGATGAAAAGGAGGAAACAAGGGAGAAGGAAAAAAGGACTAAAAAGCATAATGATGGATTCGGGTAGATAGGTGTTTAATATACTATAAAAACCATTGGTTAAAGAATAGTTGAATTGGATAAAAGACATGATGACATCCACTAAAAAAGTAGCAACCGAACTCGCTTTGGGAGATTCCTTGATTTTTCTCAAAAAATCCAAGAGAAAGTTTTTTTTGTTGTATTCATAGGGAAAATATATTTTTTGGGAATATTTCTCTCCTTTTAGATAAGTGGTGTTCATATTGATAGGTATTTCTTTAATGGTTGGGTCGTTTGATTGATAAGGAAAACATTGGAACTCGGTGGGTAAAATATTGGATTGAGATACTTTACAACCATACAAAATGGCGGTTCCTACCAAAAGAACAATAAAGAGATTAAGTAGTTGATACATGATTGAATTGAAAAAAGAAATCGTGTTTTGGACAGTTTCTTTACTCGTATTTTTTGGAGTTGTATCTGTGGAATCGTTATTTTCTGATTCTTGATTCGTTGAATCTAGATTTGTTGAATCATTTATCGAAGTGGAAGACATTTACTTATAATAAAAGAATAATTTAATTTATAGAATCTTTATTTTTATTCTTTATCATTTTTTATCATTTTTTATAATTATAAAAAATATATTGTTTTATATAAAGAATGAAAAAAGAGTATTTTATTTATTTTCTAATGTTTCTCTCTTTGATTTTATTGGTAGGCATCATTCAATGGGGAGATTATTTAATCAAAAACGGATATGTAGGTCAAGAAGCATTTGATCCTTATATGCAGCCCTTTTTAGATACTGGTAGTCCATTAACAAGTCATAATGTTGATTTACCTTTAACCACTACGGTATCATGTCAAAACAAATGCGGACCAAGTGCACGTTGTTATTTAACTGGACAACAATGTACTGCGGATATTGATTGCCCTGGATGCCGTCCTTATCAAATTTTTCCAAAACCTGCTTCCACCTATATAAGAGGAGAGAATGATGCGGGTAAAATTGGTTATTTAACTCCTCAATATTCAAAATTGACAACGGATATAGGAACACAAGCAAAATTTTTTGGAAAAAAAGTATTGGGAAAACCGGCAGAACCCAATCACGGTATAAATACTTGGAGAACCAAATGGAATGTAGGGAATAAATTATTTAAAGAGAGATATGCAGATGTTGGTCTACCAATGCAAATGAATTATCCTTCGCGTTACTTGATGAGTGGAGAATTTATTGAGAATGGACCTTTGGCGGCAAATGCATATTTGTAGAGGCAAATGCATATTTGTAGAGGCAAATGCATATTTGTAGAGGCAAATGCATATTTGTAGAGGCAAATGCATATTTGTAGAGGCAAATGCATATTTGTAGAGGCAAATGCATATTTGTAGAGGCAAATGCATATTTGTAGAGGCAAATGCATATTTGTAGAGGCAAATGCATATTTGTAGAGGCAAATGTTTTTTGATAATAACAAAAATGTATTTTTTTATTATTATTATATTTTCTATACCAAGATATTCACTTGAATGTTTTTATTATTTGAATAAAAGAAAGATAATATGTCAATATTACACCGACCGGAAAGAAAAATGAGACAAACTTTCTGTAAAAAATAAAAAATTATCATAATTCTTTCCAGTAATGTAAAAGCACCCTAAAGGGCATTAGACATATTTGACGATTACATTAAGTAATGGTTAGTCTATTTTATTGGATTTTGTATTCTCTTTTATACTTTTCAGGTCTTTCTCCTGTTTCCATATAAGAATTGAAACCAATTCCATTGAGGAATTTTTTAGTCAATTAAAGTATTATATCAAAAAGGAAAGTCCAAATACTTATGAGGATATTCATTCCTTGATAGATAAGATAATAGAAAAGAAGATCACAAAGGAACATCTAAGTAATTACTTGAAACATAGTTATAAAATATATAAATCATAACTACATTTTGTCTCATTTTTCTTTCCGGTCGGTGTAATATTAATAATATAAATTGTATTCCGTTTGACTTATGATTTGAATAACTAATATTCTTGTTGATAAACCATCAAAACCAGTTGTTACACCAAAACCAGAACCTCCTGCTCCAATAGTACCTATATCTATTCTACTATTAATAGATGTATTTTGTGAGTTAATAAACAATTGAAATGTAGTTCCGAATGTTAAAATGGGAAATAATGTATTTGCTTGTGGAAAATTAAGTACTACTACATTTGTTGGATTTGTTAATGTGATAATTCCAGCAGCAATATTTGCTGCTGTTAAATTAACTATACCAGATGCATCCACTAGAGTAACTAATGTTGAACGTATTTGATTCGAACCAATTTGTAAAAAGTTTCCATTCACATATAAATTACCACCTACTACAATATCTCCAGAATTTTGATAAATTTCACTAGAAGTTAATTCATAAGTTAAAGGATAGGACCCGGTTGAACCAGTTGAACCAGTTGGTCCTGTAAAACCGCGAACTGGATTTACATAAAAACCAGGATTTGATCCTGGTAATGTTGCTCCGGATGCATTAATTACAATACTATTATCGGTTTGTCCTATTGCTCCGGCATTACTACCGATGGCAATTGCATTTGTTCCTTGTCCTGTATATCCGGCTTGGTAACCAATTGCTACTGATCCAGTACCTTGTGAATATACACCACTTTGATAACCAAGAGCAACTGCAAAATCTTGTTGACCACTTTGTCCTGCAAAAGAACCCAAATGAATACTTGTTCCACCTACTTCCCAAGTGGATGTATTATTATTCCAATATACATAGTCGCTGTAATTTGTTCCTAATGCAGATATAAATCCAGTTGGACCAGTGTAACCAGTCGTGCCCGTAGGGCCGGTGTATCCGGTGGAACCAGTGTATCCTGTTACTCCTGTATATCCAGTGTAACCAGTGTATCCAGTGTAACCTGTATAACCTGTGTAACCAGTATAACCTGTTACTCCTGTGTAACCTGTGTAACCAGTGTATCCGGTGTAACCAGTCGTGCCCGTAGGGCCAGTATAACCTGTGTAACCAGTATAACCTGTTACTCCTGTGTAACCAGTGTATCCGGTGTAACCAGTGTAACCAGTCGTGCCCGTAGGGCCAGTGTAACCTGTATAACCTGTATATCCTGTATATCCTGTATATCCTGTATAACCAGTATATCCTGTATAACCAGTCGTGCCCGTAGGGCCAGTGTAACCTGTATAACCTGTATATCCTGTATATCCTGTATATCCTGTATAACCAGTCGTGCCCGTAGGGCCAGTGTATCCGGTGTATCCGGTAAAACCTGTTACTCCTGTGTAACCAGTCGTGCCCGTAGGACCAGTGTAACCTGTATAACCTGTATATCCTGTATATCCTGTATATCCTGTATAACCAGTCGTGCCCGTAGGGCCAGTATAACCTGTGTAACCAGTGTAACCTGTTACTCCTGTGTAACCAGTCGTGCCCGTAGGGCCAGTGTAACCAGTATAACCAGTGTAACCTGTATAACCAGTATATCCAGTCGTGCCCGTAGGGCCAGTGTATCCGGTGTATCCGGTGAAACCTGTTACTCCTGTATAACCTGTATATCCTGTATAACCAGTGTAACCTGTATATCCTGTATATCCTGTTACTCCTGTATATCCTGTATAACCTGTATAACCAGTATATCCTGTATAACCAGTATAACCAGTATAACCAGTATAACCAGTATAACCAGTATATCCTGTATAACCAGTATAACCAGTTGAACCAGTTGAACCAGTTGAACCAGTTGAACCAGTATAACCAGTATAACCAGTTGAACCTGTTGGACCAGTATCACCGGTATTACCAGTACGTCCTGTATAACCAGTATAACCTGTGTAACCAGTATAACCTGTTACTCCTGTTGTGCCAGTAGGGCCTGTATAACCTGTATAACCAGTATAACCAGTGTATCCAGTGTATCCAGTATAACCAGTATAACCAGTATAACCAGTATAACCTGTATAACCTGTGTAACCTGTATAACCTGTTACTCCAGTATAACCAGTATAACCTGTGAAACCTGTGTAACCGGTGTATCCAGTATAACCTGTATAACCTGTTGAACCTTTTGGACCAGTGTCACCAGTATTACCAGTGCAACCTGTGTAACCTGTATATCCTGTATATCCTGTAAAACCAGTATAACCGGTGTAACCAGTGTAACCGGTGTATCCTGTGTATCCTGTTACTCCTGTATAACCAGTGTAACCAGTGTAACCAGTATAACCGGTGTATCCTGTTACTCCTGTCGTGCCCGTAGGGCCAGTGTAACCAGTGAAACCAGTGTAACCTGTGTAACCAGTATAACCAGTATAACCAGTATAACCAGTGTAACCAGTATAACCGGTGTAACCAGTATAACCGGTGTATCCTGTTACTCCAGTATAACCAGTGTAACCTGTGAAACCGGTGTAACCAGTATAACCGGTGTATCCTGTTACTCCTGTTACTCCTGTCGTGCCCGTAGGGCCAGTGTAACCAGTATAACCGGTGTATCCTGTTACTCCTGTATAACCTGTGTAACCAGTATAACCGGTGTAACCGGTGTATCCTGTTACTCCAGTATAACCAGTGTAACCAGTATAACCGGTGTAACCAGTATAACCGGTGTATCCTGTTACTCCAGTATAACCAGTATAACCGGTGAAACCAGTGAAACCAGTGTAACCTGTGTAACCAGTATAACCAGTATAACCAGTGTAACCAGTGTAACCAGTGTAACCAGTATAACCAGTATAACCGGTGTATCCTGTTACTCCAGTATAACCAGTGTAACCTGTGAAACCGGTGTAACCAGTATAACCGGTGTATCCTGTTACTCCTGTATAACCTGTGTAACCAGTATAACCGGTGTAACCGGTGTATCCTGTTACTCCAGTATAACCAGTGTAACCAGTATAACCGGTGTAACCAGTATAACCGGTGTATCCTGTTACTCCAGTATAACCAGTATAACCGGTGAAACCAGTGAAACCAGTGTAACCTGTGTAACCAGTATAACCAGTATAACCAGTGTAACCAGTGTAACCAGTGTAACCAGTATAACCAGTATAACCGGTGTATCCTGTTACTCCAGTATAACCAGTGTAACCTGTGAAACCGGTGTAACCAGTATAACCGGTGTATCCTGTTACTCCTGTATAACCTGTGTAACCAGTATAACCGGTGTAACCGGTGTAACCTGTATATCCTGTATATCCAGTGTAACCAGTATAACCAGTGTAACCAGTATAACCAGTAAAACCAGTGTATCCAGTTACTCCTGTATATCCAGTGTAACCAGTAAAACCAGTGAAACCAGTAAAACCAGTGTATCCAGTTACTCCTGTATATCCAGTGTAACCAGTAAAACCAGTGAAACCAGTAAAACCAGTGTATCCAGTTACTCCTGTATATCCAGTGTAACCAGTAAAACCAGTGAAACCAGTAAAACCAGTGTATCCAGTTACTCCTGTATATCCAGTGTAACCAGTAAAACCAGTGAAACCAGTAAAACCAGTGTATCCAGTTGAACCAGTTTTTCCTAAATACAATGGAAACATATGAGCATTTCTAATAATTGCACCTGCATTAGTACCGCCAGGAGCACTAGTACCTGGAAAGGATACATTTAAACATAATGGATTGCTACTAACAATAGGATAAGTATTTACTACTACGCCATTAATATACCATGCAACATTATAACCATCATAATAAATGGCAAATACTTTATTTGTTGTATCGATACTTTCAGGTGCTAGCGCAGTTCCTCCATTTGTATAAGGAATATATTGATTATCATTTATCTTAAAACAAGCCACATCATAACTATTTTCACTACCGGAAGCATTGGAAGATTTAATACCAGCAACAAAAGAATATGCAGTATTTCCAGTTTGGAATGACATGTAAACGGGTAAGGCATACAATTCAGTAGAATAAGCATTATAAGTATAATCAGGAACGGTATCTATTAATGAGGTAGCAACTGCTGTTCCTGAATTGGTAATTGTTACATAATTGCTATTTCTTGATGTAAATGTAAATGTACCCATGCCAAAATTACCAGTATATCCAGTGAAACCAGTGTATCCAGTGAAACCTGTAAATCCTGTAAAACCTGTAAAACCTGTAAAACCAGTGAAACCAGTAAACCCTGTAAAGCCTGTAAATCCTGTAAAACCTGTAAAACCTGTAAAACCAGTGAAACCAGTAAACCCTGTAAAGCCTGTAAATCCTGTAAAACCTGTAAAACCTGTAAAACCAGTGAAACCAGTAAACCCTGTAAAGCCTGTAAATCCTGTAAAACCTGTATAACCTGTATAACCTGTATAACCAGTGTAACCTGTATATCCAGTATATCCAGTTACACCTGTATAACCTGTATAACCTGTATAACCTGTGAAACCTGTATAACCTGTGTAACCGGTATAACCTGTATAACCTGTGTAACCGGTATATCCTGTGTATCCTGTATATCCTGTGTAACCCGTTACACCAGTATAACCGGTGTAACCTGTGTAACCGGTATAACCTGTATAACCAGTGTAACCTGTATAACCTGTGAAACCTGTGTAACCGGTATATCCTGTGTATCCTGTATATCCTGTGTAACCCGTTACACCAGTATAACCTGTGTAACCGGTATATCCTGTGTATCCTGTATATCCTGTGTAACCTGTATAACCTGTGAAACCTGTGTAACCGGTATATCCTGTGTATCCTGTATATCCTGTGTAACCTGTTACACCAGTATAACCGGTGTAACCTGTGTAACCGGTATAACCTGTATAACCAGTGTAACCTGTATAACCTGTGAAACCTGTATAACCAGTGTAACCGGTATAACCTGTATAACCAGTGTAACCTGTATAACCTGTGAAACCTGTATAACCAGTGTAACCGGTATAACCTGTATAACCTGTATGACCTGTATAACCAGTATATCCGGTGTATCCGGTGTATCCGGTGTAACCTGTATAACCTGTATGACCTGTATAACCAGTGTATCCAGTGTATCCTGTATATCCGGTGTAACCTGTATATCCGGTGTATCCGGTGTATCCTGTGAAACCAGTGTAACCTGTAAACCCAGTATATCCGGTGTATCCGGTGTATCCGGTGTATCCTGTGAAACCAGTGTAACCTGTAAACCCAGTGTAACCTGTAAAACCAGTAAAACCTGTGTAACCAGTGAAACCAGTGTAACCAGTTTTTCCTAAATATAATGGAAACATGTGAGCATTTGTAATAATTGCGCCTGCATTAGGACCAGGAGCACCCAACCCTGGAAAAGATACATTTAAACATAATGGATTGCTACTAACAATAGGATAAGTATTTACTACTACGCCATTAATATACCATGCAACATTATATCCATCATAATAAATAGCAAATACTTTATTGGTTGTATTTATACTTTCGTATGATAATTGAATCCCATTATTAGTAAACACATAATATTGGTTATCACTTATCTTAAAACAAGCAATAGCATAACTATTCTCAGTACCAGATGCATTGGAAGATTTAATACCAGCAACAAAAGAATATGCAGTATTTCCAGTTTGGAATGACATGTAAACGGGTAAGGCATACAATTCACTAGAATAAGCATTATAAGTATAATCAGGAACGGTATCTATTAATGAGGTAGCAACCGCTGTTCCCGAATTGGTAATTGTTACATAATCACTATTTTTTGATGTAAATGTAAATGTACCCATACCAAAATAACCAGTTACTCCTGTGTAACCAGTATATCCAGTAAAACCAGTGTATCCAGTAAAACCAGTGTAACCAGTTACTCCTGTGTAACCAGTATATCCTGTATAACCAGTGTAACCAGTATATCCAGTATAACCAGTTACTCCTGTTGTGCCCGTACAGCCAGTATATCCAGTATAACCAGTATATCCAGTATAACCAGTTACTCCTGTTGTGCCCGTAGAGCCAGTGTAACCAGTATATCCAGTATAACCAGTATATCCAGTATAACCAGTTACTCCTGTTGTGCCAGTAGAGCCAGTATATCCTGTCGTGCCCGTAGGGCCGGTATATCCAGTTACTCCTGTATAACCTGTATAACCAGTGTATCCTGTGTAACCAGTATATCCAGTCGTGCCCGTAGGGCCAGTTACTCCTGTGTAACCAGTCGTGCCCGTAGGGCCAGTGTATCCAGTTACTCCTGTATAACCAGTATATCCTGTGTAACCTGTGTAACCCGTATATCCAGTCGTGCCCGTAGGGCCAGTTACTCCTGTATAACCTGTATAACCAGTATATCCTGTGTAACCAGTATATCCAGTCGTGCCCGTAGGGCCAGTTACTCCTGTGTAACCAGTTGTTCCCGTAGGGCCAGTGTAACCAGTGTAACCTGTCATGCCTGTAGGGCCGGTATATCCAGTTACTCCTGTATAACCTGTATAACCAGTATATCCTGTGTAACCAGTATATCCAGTGTAACCAGTATAACCAGTATATCCTGTGTAACCAGTATATCCAGTCGTGCCCGTAGGGCCAGTTACTCCTGTGTAACCAGTCGTTCCCGTAGGGCCGGTGTAACCAGTGTAACCTGTCATGCCCGTATGGCCGGTGTAACCTGTGTAACCAGTATAACCTGTATAACCAGTATATCCAGTAAAACCAGTGTAACCTGTCATGCCCGTAGGGCCGGTGTAACCAGTATAACCTGTATAACCTGTATAACCAGTATATCCAGTTGTGCCCGTAGGGCCAGTGTAACCGGTGTAACCTGTGTATCCTGTGTAACCTGTGTATCCTGTGTATCCTGTGTATCCTGTGAAACCAGTATATCCTGTGAAACCTGTATATCCTGTCGTGCCCGTAGGGCCAGTGTAACCTGTGTAACCAGTGTAACCTGTCGTTCCCGTAGGGCCAGTGTAACCGGTATATCCAGTCGTGCCCGTAGGGCCAGTGTAACCAGTATAACCAGTATAACCAGTCGTGCCTGTAGGGCCAGTGTATCCTGTGTAACCTGTAAAACCTGTATATCCAGTATAACCAGTATAACCAGTCGTGCCCGTAGGACCAGTGTAACCTGTTACCCCAGTGTATCCTGTGAAACCAGTGAAACCAGTTGTACCAGTAGGGCCGGTGTAACCTGTGACACCTCCTCCGCCAGGTGAATTAATGATTGCTGTAATTCCACTTATATCAAGAGTTAAATTTGATCCTACAAAAATTGTAGTAATAGATGTAGAACTAGTTGATCCATCTGTTACACGTATAACAGCAACTCCTGTAGGTCCGGTTGAACCTGCCTGGCCAGTAGGGCCTGTGTAACCAGTGAAACCAGTATAACCAGTATAACCGGTATATCCTGTATCACCTTGTAGACCAGTAGAACCTGTTACTCCAGTGTATCCTGTAAAACCAGTAGAACCTGTTACTCCTGTATATCCGGTATCACCTTGTAGACCAGTAGAACCTGTTACTCCAGTATATCCAGTACCACCTTGTGGACCTGTGAAACCTGTAAATCCAGTAGAACCTGTATATCCGGTATCACCTTGTAGACCAGTAGAACCTGTATATCCGGTATCACCTCGTATACCAGTTGAACCTGTTACTCCAGTATAACCAGTATATCCTGTGAAACCAGTTTCACCTCCAGGATCTCCTGTTGGTCCCTTATCACCAGTTTCACCTTTGTCTCCTGTAGGTCCACTATAACCAGTATATCCTGTATATCCTGTATATCCAGTACTTCCTCCACGTTCACCTGTATCACCTTTTAATCCTGTTGAACCTGTATCACCTTTTAATCCTGTTGAACCTGTATCACCTTTTAATCCTGTTGAACCTGTATCACCTTTTAATCCTGTTGGACCTGTATAACCAGTAGGTCCAGTATAACCAGTTCCACCTCCACCACCTCCATTAGAACGAATGGTTGCAATATTATTATTAATATTAAGGTTTAATCCATCCCCTATAAAAACAGTATCAATGTTTGAACTACTAATATTTCCATCTGTAAAATTTATGACTGATGGTAAAAGTTCATTAGTTAAATTAATTAATGTATCTACTTCATCTTGTGCGACTTTTGTTGCAATTTCTTTTGCTAAAGAATATGCTTGGCTATAACTTTCCCCAGTAGCAGTTGCACTACCAGAACCAGTTATTTTTAATCCACTTTCCGTATAACCGTATGCATCTGCTTTTGCGTACGCTATAAATACCATAGGATTATTATATATAATAATACGATAATAATTTTCAATAAGCAAAAATTAGATATTTTTATTTTTATTTGATAAAAAATAAAAATAAAATCTGTTTTACCTCCTCCTTATCTTATATGAATCAACATTCATTTTTACTTATAATGTTATGAATGGTTGGAAAAAAAGCCAACTCATTTAGTATTTTCTTTTTTTCCTGACGAATAATATCAATACGTTGTGACCACCAATCTTCCTCAATTGCCTTTTTAATCAATTCATACGATTTTTCAAAATCATACATATCTAATTGAACATAAGCCAAAGGGTTAATATACGTTGAAACATTTGGACAACCATAATAAAATACCAACGTTTCACATAAAATGGGTTCCCATAATTTTTCCGTAATAAAATTCTCTTCAAAATTGTTTTCCACCATAAAATAATATTTATAAGGAACCACCCCCTTACTCTTATTTACATAATGGTCCAAACCTCCGCGATAATTCTCAAAATGATGATTATTATCCCAATTATAAATATCTAATTCAAAATCCGGTTTTTCAAATTCCTTCATACGTTTTTCCACATATTTCAAGAAATCAATACGCAATATATGTCCTTCATCGAAATATTTGGAACTACACATAGTACTTAAAACATTCTTTTTATCTATTTTATTTACATCTAATGAGATAATTTCATTCAAAGTCATTTCGAGTTCCCAAAAAGCGTTATTCCAACAATCATTATGTCTTCCACGAACGGCTAAAAACTTTTTCTCATCCGGAACAGCCCATTCTCCCCAACTTTTCACTCCCCACGGTTTCGAATGATCACTAATCCAAGGCTCCATTTGAAAAACAATGGTTTTACAAGGTTCATAATATTCACCATGTTGTGCTTTATTAATAATAACATAATAATCAATATTTTCATTCTCCCAAGTAATTTCTATATTTTTCCAACGAAACAACAAAGGTTCTTCACACATATTTGACCATCTTCGGCACAATGTTTCACTTGAACACCAATTACATAACATTTTTACTCTTACTTTTCTTTCAAAATCTATTTTATTTACAATACTATTCGAACATGATTCCACATCAAATCCCTCATATATTTGTCTAGGATATTCCACCATATAATGATTTACATTCGAATGATACATATTAAAATATTTTACGGAAGGTTCAGATAAAACAAAGAATTCAGCATCGTGTTTTGTTTTTACCTTACTTATCTCCAATTTATTCATATATCCACTTTTTACCCACCAAAAATTACCGGAAAAATGCGGGTTTCTATTACCATAACAATCATTCTCAAAATAATTACAACCAACCGTATCATATCCATTGGAATCTAATTTTTCCAAACATTCCGTATGTTTTTCTACTAAAAAGTACAACATTAAATCAACCCAATCTTGGATTTTTCGGTGTATTTCATTTCTAGAAATACCTTTTGTATGTAAATATAAAACATTACAATCATCATTCCTTTTACAAAAATGATGTAATAAATGAATGGTAGGTACTTCAAATAAATTGGTTCGTTTTGAAAATTGCAGAATTTTAATTTTCTCATCCATCAATTTTTGGATGTCATCTGGAATCAATTCTCCATGATTAATAATAAAAACTTTTTCCATAGAATTCAATATTCCTGATTTCATTATGGTTGAAACCAAATGATTGAATACATCCAACCCAGAATCCAAAAGATGACAACTATGAATAAAACCAAAATTTTTATTCTTTGTTTTTTCACTATCATACTGATTGATAAAAGAAAAACAAGATTCTAACATTTTATTTTGTTCCTCCATCATTTCTTTATAATATGTTTTTTTTACCCACAATCCATCATTTTCACCAAAATAAGGGGATTCTTTTAATTCTTCGATTTTATCTTTAAAAAATCCAAGGGTATTAAAACAAACACACTTTTCATTTTTCCAAGCAATATCCATACATTCTTCAACCGAGCCTCTGTGATATAAAATATCACACCCTCCTTGGTCCATACCCTTCACAAAAACAAAATTATCTTTTATATCCACAATGGAAGAAAAATCCATTTGTTCAAAATTATGTTGAATATTACTGTCGATTTGTCTTCCATCTTCATTCCATACAGAATAAACGATTTGAGGTTGTAATTCATAACAATTCAGTTCTTTGTAAATCTTAAATAACCAATCAATCCCGTGTTTGATTCCATTCTTTTCAATATATTCAATCATTTTTCTAGCACCGACCTTATTTAAAGAATAAGCATAAAATCCACCAATATATTGAGCATGATTCAAACCATTTATTTCAAAATCTTTTGATAAATTATCCATATTTGTTTCATGGTTACCATATAATTCTACATTTTGTTCTCTGAACTTGTCAAACATATGATATCCCAAAAATAAACAATCTCTTTCTTTCATTTCTTTTTTCAAAGAATCTATCTTTTCTTTTACTTTTACATTTTCACCCCCTTTTATAAAAGTAAAATCATCTTCCATAATCAAATAGAAATCATTGATCGGATCATTTAATAATTGTTTCCATAAAGAAACATGACTTAATGCCGCGCCAATAAATCCTTTACGACTTTTGAAATCATTACCTTCAAATAATTTCTTTAATGCTAAGGTAGGCTCTAATGTATACCCATCAACTGCTTTCATAAATTGGTAATCAGTATTTTCAGTAAAACCTTGTTCTTTCAAAATCTTCTCCGTATTTTCTTTACGGTCCGTTCTTTTCTCAAGATTCACAATTTGAATATAAGATTTTTTCTCTTCTTCTATACCTCCACCCATACTGTATTGACCTTCATTATTTAAATTATACGCATTCGGTTTATTTGGGTCAGCCCTCTCACTTGTTAAACGTCCAATATGACGACAAGTAATTTTATTAAAAAATCCGGTTTTATAACCGGCATTTGTCCAACGAAGAGCATAATCCATTTCAAAAAATTCATTCGCTGAATCAAAATTACCTAATTTTAAAATCGTACTTACATCAGTAACTCCAGGACGGAAACTAAAATGCGGCCAATAATGACTATTTTGATACTGAAAATCACCCTTTTTATAATCATGAACAGAAAATCCATTATTTTGGTTGATATGACTTTTACAGTGATAATTCTCAATCGTCTCTCCATAATTCAAATTAAAAATAATCTGTTTTACATTTTCCGACTTTAAGGATTCTAATCCTCGGATACCTTCTTCCAAATAATCCATTTTATTGTGAAACAAAAAGTCATCCTCAATATGAATCCAATACGTCGGTTGCAATTCGTGTAATTTATTCCAAATAATATTCATACTTTTTCGATGTCCCTTCTCTCCCGGACTTTTCATATAATATTCAATCCAACTATATTTCTTTCGCATAATTTCACGTTCTTCTTCGATTGAATTATCATCTACACAAAACCAATAATCCACTTTTTCAATATTTTGCCAATGATTTAAAATCGAAGCCATGGTTTGTTGAAATAAATCATGTCGTTTACAAGTTGTAAAAGTAACTACTACTTTCGGTTTCAGTTTCGAAACATCTATTTTATTTTTTTTGGATTTATTATCAATATTATCATTTACAACACTGATATTATCATTATAAATATCCCGAAATTTTAAACAAAGAGTAACTACTTCTTTTTTAGATTTATCCATATCAATCAATAAATTCATATTCTTTTGAAATAATAAATTCCATATCTCCAAAGTATGAGATGGAATATTATCATTTCGATTGATTAATTCGGATAATACTTTATCTACACCATAAAAAAAGGAAAGAGTATCTCCACTATCTTTTTCAATATATCCTTTATAAAATTGTAAATTAACAAGAGTAATAATCAAAAAATGCATATTGGCAATTTGATTGGATAATAGTGCTTTACAACATACGTAACCAGAATCAAAATCTTTGGAATAAAAAGCGGCCACTGAATTTTCAAATTCCATTTCATCTTCATACAAAAAATTATACAAAAAAAGTTTTCCTTCTAAATCCTTTTTATAATTTTTATATTTATGATAAAGAGCATTTGTTAATACAAACATCGAGTCTTTGTTGAATTTCTTCATTGCAAAAACAACACCATCAATTCTTTCTTCATCATATTCTGCTGCTTTTAAAAAATATTTACTTGATTTGTATTCATCTTTCTTTTTCTCGTACATTTCACCCAACATTAAACACGAATGATATTTCTCTTGAACCCATACATTTAATTCCAAACATTTTAAATACCATTCAATCGCATCATCCGTATGATTACAATCTTTATAACTCTGCGCACAATAAAAAGCATATCTACCAGACAATCCGTCCGGTTTTTTGATTTCTTCTTCAAATGCATTTTTCAAAATAATAGCATCTTTTAAATATTTATCTGGGTCTTTATTTCTAGCACCGCTTCTACCAGATTCAATAAAATAATTACCTGGAAATACTTCGGATGATTTTATTGGGTCAATATTAGATAAGAATTCATGTAATACTCCACGAAATTCCCATCTTAAACGATTATTAATCAAAAGTGGACGATGATAAGTAAATCCTCTGCCAAATACAAAATCATATCTGTCCGCGGTCAATCGATGAGGCATTACAAAATCGCCTCCAATCGAATCATCTGCGTCAAAAATAAAAAGATAATCTGTTTTTTTATAAGCACATTCTAATGCTTTTGAACGATTGTAACCGAAATCACGCCAAGAATGTTCTACCAATTCTCCAGGGATATTTCGGTTTTTAAAAAAATTTCGAATCATATCTTGTGTACCATCTGTCGAACCTGTATCAGAAATAACCCAATAACTAATCGGTATTTTAGATAAAAGATGGTCCAATGTGATTGGAAGTACATGTGCCTCATTTTTGACAATCATATTCAAACAAATGGATTGAGGATATGTATTTTTCTTTTTCGAATGGTCAATTTCTTCGACGATTAATTTCATTTTATTTGTATAAATAAATATCTTTAAATTCTAAATCGAACGTAAAGCCCGTAATTTCTATTTTTTAAATGGGAATAATATATAATATATAATATAATATGGCAAATACTCGATTTAATTATGATGAATGTAGAACAGTTAAAAAATTACAACAACAAACCGACCCAGGAAGATGGATATTAAATGTTCCTGGAAATGGTTCAAATCCTTGTTATATTGAAGACCCACAGATTATTATTCAAAAATGGGGTGCCAATTTAAGAACCAATACCATTGATTTAGAAAGTAGTCTTTTAGGAGTAAATCGTAATTTAACAAGGGATTGTTTTCAAGATAATTATAAAAATTACAATGTTCCTAATGAACCGATTTCTTATCCTAAATGTCGCGAATTATTTACCGAACAATCTCGTGCAATTGCCCCTGCTTGGATGGTAAGAGATTTAGAACAAGTAGATTGGTATTATCCGCCATTAAATCCGCAAGAAAATACCTGTTATCCATTTGAAAATAATTTAAATACCCGTATTTTAGAAAAAGATTACTTTACTGCCAAACGTCCTTGTGTTACTACTGTTTCTAATGACCAATTGCCTGTTAATTATATGACCGTAAATAGAAATCAAGTGTTATGTAATAATACCAACTCTTGTGGATTGTAGGGGGACTCCCTTACCTACGGGAGGGTGTCCCCCCTTGCCTACGGGAGGGTGTCCCCCCACCCTCCATCCGTCCCGTAGGGAGGGAGACCCCCACATTGCATTTTAGGGCGCGAAGTTTCTACAAAGAAAAAAACAATGATATTATGCTTCGCAAAATATGATTGTAGAAATATTGTTTTACACCCCGCACCGAGTCATTTAGGGAAAAGCGATGAGGGGGATTTCCGTAGGTAAGGGGGGACACCCTGCCGTAGGTAAGGGAGTCCCCCCACTAAAATAATAATATAATATAATATTATCAATATGGAATTAGCCATACCGTTATTAGCATTAGGAGGAATGTATGTAATATCAAATCAAAATTCTTCTTCTTCAACAAATAATCCAAATAACATGACTAAAAAAAAAAATTTCAATGCCAAAGAATCCGTTCGAGAGAATTTCGAAACTGCTGGAAGAATGCGCAATTATTTACCGAATACAGATATTCCTCCTCAAAATTATCCTGTGACAAATCGTAAAGAATTAGTAAATACAGTTCAAGAATATGTAAATCCCAATACAGCAACTGACCGTTATTTTGATCAAAATGCATATCAAAATCGTTCTAATGCTGGTAAACCAGTAGGTAATACTCCTCAAGAGATTTATTCTTTAACCGGAAATTATCTTGATTCACAACAATTTAAGCATAATAACATGGTTCCTTTTTATGGAGGAAAAATCAAAGGGTATACTTATGATACCAATATCGCAGAATCTGTTTTAGATAATATGAATGGTTCCGGTTCTCAAGTCATTAAGAAGATTGAACAAGCACCTCTTTTTAAACCGGAAGAAAACGTTCAATGGGCATATGGTGCACCTAATCAAAGTGATTTCTTTCAATCTCGTGTAAACCCCGGTATGAAAAACAATAATGTCAAGCCTTTTGAAACGGTTAATGTTGGTCCAGGTTTAGGAAAAGGATTTACCACAAGTGGTTCTGGAGGATATAATTCTGGTATGGAAGACCGTAATGCCTGGCTTCCTAAAACGGTTGATGAATTACGTGTTGATACGAATCCAAAATTAGAATATAGTTTAGTAGGTCATCAAGGTCCTGCCGAAGGGATTGTAAAAAATGTAGGAATCCAAGGTTTAGTAGAAAAACAAAGACCAGATACTTTCTTTATTAATACCCAAGACCGTTGGCTTACTACTACTGGAGCAGAAAAAGGTGAAACTTTACGTCCCATTCAAGAATTGGGTGTGATCCGTCGTGACGATTGTATGAGTAATTATGTTGGTCCTGCTGCTAATCAAGACCGTCAGGTAGGTCGCGCTCCAACTGAATTTGAACACAGTAAACGCCATCAATTTGGAGCAAAAGATGTACCGATTTCTTGCGCTGTTGGTCGTGGTCCTATTACCGATGGAGATGTAAGAATCCAGAGTTTTACGAATTATACAAATAATCGTATGTCTGTAAAACAACCTGATACAATGCGAAGTGGTTTTAGTGGTGCAATAGGTGCAGCGATTGCGCCGATCTTAGATGTTTTCCGTCCTACACGTAAAGAAGAAATATCACATAATGTACGTATTTATGGAGATGCAACTTCGAATGTGAAAGGAAATTATGTCATTAATATGAATGATACAACTCCGACTACCGTAAAAGAAACCACTCTTTATTCACCTGAATTTTTCATTAATAATCAAAAAGAAGGAATTTATGTTAATAATTATACTCCTATGGATTTAACCCAGAGAGATACAACAAGTTGTCCTGTAATGGGTAACGTGGGAGGGGCTTCGAATCAATATGGTGATATGTTATACGAGGCGGATTATCGTCAAACAAACAATGATATTAAATCATCTACCATTTATAATCAACCTAATCCTGGAGGAACACAGATTTTTAATCAACAAATGAATGTGAATATTGCGCGTAATGATGTATCCATGGACGATGGACGTTGGTTTACGCCTAATTCCATTACTCCAATGCCTCCTTCCAAGGAAAATTATGGAAAAATTACTATGCCTCAATACTACAATGAATGTATTGGATGTGAAAGAATTGACCCAAATCTTTTGGACGCATTCCGTTCGAATCCATATACCCATAGTTTGACTACTTCCGTTTAAGGGAACCTACGGTTCCCCTATGACCCCTCCCTTTGCCCTTCGGGGATGGATATTATTGCCTAACTCGGCACGCGAGTCTCTACAAAATAGTGGACAATGATATTATGTTACGCACAATATAATTGTAGAAATTATTGTAGAGCCCGCGCCGAGTTAAAAAGATAAACTGTCATCAGGGGGTCGTAGGGGGGATGTATATCCCCCTACCGCGGAACAATAATGATTTAAAAATACCTTTCTTCTTATAATAAAGTCATCTTTTTATTTTATTATAATGAATAGCATAAATACAAACAATACAACAAATACAAATCATACCCTCATCGAACCAAAACCAATTCTCTCCATTCATGAAAATATCAAGGAAAAACTCGATTATTTTATTTCGATTCAAAAAATACCCAACATCATTTTTCACGGATCTCCCGGAAGTGGAAAAAAAACATTGTTAACCGGTTTCATTGAACAAATTTATCAAGGAAATAGAATCAAAATGAAACAATATACCATGTATGTGAATTGTGCTTATGGAAAAGGGATTAAATTTATTCGCGAAGAATTGAAATTTTTCGCCAAAACCAATATTCAAGAAAATATATTCAAATGTATTGTATTACTCAATGCGGATAAATTAACGGTTGATGCTCAGTCCGCACTACGTAGATGTATTGAATTATTTAATCATAATACTCGATTTTTCATTATTATTGAAGATAAATATAAATTATTGAAACCGATTTTATCCCGTTTTTGCGAGATTTATGTTCCACAACCGATACTTCATAATGAAGAAATAAATTTACATCAATATCATTTGAAAAATAATGAAATAGAAAAAATAGATAAAAAAGAAACGAATTTACATTCTCTTGAATCCCTGAAAAAACAACTCAAACAAATTTCTACCAAAAAAAAGAAGGACGAATTGAAAACCAAAGATTTGATTCTTTTTTCAGGACAATTTTACGAGAAGGGATATAGTGGTTTAGATATAATGACCTTATTAGAAAATCATAAATTTATGGAAAAAGAAATTACCATTGAAAAAAGATATGAATTATTAATTTGTTTTCATAAAATGATGAAAGAAATACGAAATGAAAAAATGATTCTTTTTTTTATGTTAAACTTTCTTTTTTTAAGTTTAGATTGTTCTTTGGAAAATATTTTCTTTATGTAACAACCAAGAAAACCAAAAAAAAGAATGGATGATTTTAATATAAATTCTTTGAATGAATCGAAAAATGAGTGGTCTGCAAGATTGATTCATATTCTTACTCCTTTAATTATTGATGGCTATAAATCCATTTTAGAAGAAGCGGTCAAATTATGTAAAGAAAATGGGGAGTATGATAAATATTTAATGACTTTTCAGAATTTTATTAGTCGTGTTCCAAAATGGAATCCAGATATTATAGAAAGAGAGAGAAGTCGTATTTGTGAAAAAAGTGGATGTACTTATTTAGAAGATTTAGTGGTTTGTATTCATATTATTCAATTGAAAATTTTAACTGCGGTTCGTGTAGGACAAAAACAGAAAAAGATAGAAATTAATATCCCGAAATTAGATGATTTTATTCATAAAGTATATATTAATGTAGCACGTAAATTATATAAAAATGTATATCTTTTTGAATTGGGGATTCAACCATTACAAATCCAGAAAAATCATCGAGAATTGGAAATGATGGTTCAAGAGTGTATTTTAAACACAGTGAGAGAAAGTATTCCTGTAGAAGCAATTTTAAAAGCGTATATGGATGAAACGGTAGAAGAAGATGTTGTAGAAGAAGTAAAAGAACAAGTGATTGAAGAACCTGGTCAAACAGGTGGTACCAATACAAATCTAGATACAAATACAATTGTTTCTCAACCGATTTCCTCTTCATTATCATTTGATAATATCGATTATGCGAGGGACGAATCTGGAACAGTTCATCAAGTGGAAGCGCCGAAAACCATTGACCGTTTAGAAGAAATTAGTGAACAACGATACCAACAACGAAAATTGGAAACGGATAATGAGGAGGATGAAAATCAAAATGAAAGGTTGAATATAAGTGATCAGACGGTTGATTTAACCCATTTAGACATTCATAACATTGAGCCACCAGAGTTGAATTTATTGCCTGATTTATTAATTGATGACATTGAGATTCTCGTGTAGAGTAGGGGGACGGAAGTCCCCCCTACGACCCCCTCCTCGCTTTTCCCTTGATAACTCGGAGCGGGATATTTACAAAGAAACAATGCTTTGCGCAAATTCTTTGTAGATACCCGCGCGCCAACCCCTCCCTGTTTTTCATCCCCGAAGGGCAAAGGGAGGGGTTAAAGGGGAACCGTAGGTTCCCCTTGCGTAAGATAAAAAAGAACATTGTCCTTTCTTATTTTATATTTCCGTTTTCTGTTTATTTGTTGGGAATGGATAACATTTTTTTTATTGCTTGTATTATTTCTCTCGTCTTCCTCGTTTTTAAATTCATAGAAATGCGATTTGTCGATAAAGAAAGTAAACCATTGAAATATTTGATTCGCGATACTTTGTTAGTTTATGCCAGTGTTATTTTAGGTTCTTTTGTGTTAGACCAATTAAGACCCGTATTAAATGAGGTCGAAGGAATTACAGGGGGTGGTCCACCTGCAGTATTTGTAGACAATCCTTCCTTTTAGTAGGGGGACGGAAGTCCCCCCTACGACCCCCTCCTTGCTGTTTTGGTTTGGTGTATTGGCACGCGAGTTTCTACAAAGAAAAAGAAAATAATATTATGCTTTGCGAAATATTATTTTAGAGATGGTTGTAGATCCCGCGCCGAGTTTATTAAGTAAAAAGCAAGGAGGGGGTCGTAGGGGGGACTTCCGTCCCCCTACCTACCGACCAGTCCATACTTTGACAACAGGTCTTATTACCTTTTTATTATTCAAGAGTTTTTCGTATTCATCAAAGGTATACCCCCAATTCATGTATTGAGTAATATTTCCAAAAATCGATTTTAAATGGATTAATTGTTTAAAATGATGACAAAAAAGTGTACCCATAATTCTCTCTAAACAACATCGATCTGCTCGACAATGAACATGATTCAACATATTAAAAAGATTATAATAATTTTGTAAATAAGCCAAAAAACGATAATTAATAAAACTTTGAACTCCGAAACAACCAATCCATTTTTTTTTATTCATTCCTAAAATCATATCTTCACCCATATTTATTTTTTTCTCAATTTCATAACTATTTTTCATTGTATGAACAATTCGAAGTGTATTATGAATATTTTCTTTATCTGCTTGAAAATGCCATAAAGGTATCACCGGTGTACCTAGTAAATTTTCAAAATTGACTCTTTTATGAAAAAATACACTATCATGAATAATGACCGCATTGTTAAAAAAACGGTATTTATAAAAATAATAATAAGGCAATAACTCGCCTCTTCCAGGAAATTCACTTTGAATAATTTCCACATTTTTATAAGGATACTCTTCTTTTACTAATTCTTGATGACTATTGTCATCAATGACAACTATTTTTTTGTAAGGATAAAACCTTCGAATACATCGAACGGCTTCATTCCAATATTTATTTGTTTTCTCTGAATTTACATGTCTTGTAATAATAAATCCATAATTTTGATTTATATGACTCGCCATTCAGAATTACTACTATAATTATATATATTTTTTTACAATAAAAAATGTATTGAGTCTAAAAGCCCCTCATCCTACTTAAATATGAAATATAAACGCCTTCGAAGAAATTTGTTTTTTCTCAACCCTAAATTTTTTAAATTCTTCTCTCAATAATTGAGCCTGTGGTGTATGATGATGAACATATCGAGCAATCATTTTATATAATTTAAAATCTGGATATCTTTCCTCCCCATTATTCTTATATAATACATTCACCCCTTTATCGTCTAAACACCATTCTACAATTAATCTTGTCACTGGACTACAATTTTCTAAATCCCGTATTTGTTTAAAATCATCAATCACGTAATCAAAAATAGAACACGCTAAACGACATAAATCGAAACTGTAATTTGGTTCAATACGTTGTTTCTTGACATTAAAGTAAGGTTCGGTATTATATTGAGTTGCAGCATCTCCTCCTTCTTCAAAACTATCACTACAAAATAATTTACCGTCATATTGATAAATACTTCTTCCAAAATCAATGATTTTAAAAATTCTTCCAAAAGTTGGTACTTTATAATAAATACCTTCATAGCAGTAATAAAGAAACTTCTGTTCCGTTTCAATATACATAATGTTGTTCGTATGTAGGTCATTATGTGTAAAAGAAAATAACTTTTGAAAAGTAATCAATATTAGTATTACTTGCATGAATGCAGAAAACCATTGTTCTTCCGTCAAATCATCTTGAACAATTAAATCGTCCAAGGTACTCAAACAATTTTCCATACAAATTACTTGAACCGGAAAATGCGGCAAAGTAACTTTTACTTTTTCGTCTTCGTCTTCGTCTTCTTCATCAATGGTTTCATAATCATCTTCGTCTTCTTCTTTCTCTTCGAAGTTTTGAACCGTATTTTCACTATCACAATTATCTGAAACAGAATCAGAATCCAATTCATTTTCGCTTGGATTTATTATTAAATTACCTATCTCTGAAATATCTGTATGAGAAGTTCTAGAAGAACAAGAAGAATGTGATTTTAACGTAGTTGTTTTATCATTTTCAACAAAAGAAAACCCTTCTTCAAATTCAATGATATTTTCATCGATTCTTTCTCCAAAATTTTCAGTTTCTAAGGATTCCAATAATTCATCTACCAATAAATCAACGTTGGAATCCGAATCAGGATGATTATAGTGAATGTTTAATTTTGATTTTTTGGTTTGACTACTTGTACTTTCATTATCTTTATTACTTTCATCTTCTAATAAATGTTCAAAGTCTTCGATTTGAAATAATACATTCTTATTTTTCATAAAAAAATCAGACTGCACTAAATATTCTAAATCATCCAATACGTCAAGTTGATAATCATTTTTAATAGATAAAAAGGAACCATAATAATCAACTCCATGAATAAAATTGCGTTGATGGATTAATAAACTGTTTAAATACAAGAAAAAACTATCAATATAAGCAGCATTATTTACACACATGTACTTTTTCATGGTATTTTCTTCAGTAGATTGCAAATTTGGTAGAGAGAACAATTTATCGTCTTTTAAATTATATTTACCTATCAAATATTTAAAAGGATCTAATAAAGGTGCAAATTTAAAAAATACTTCTCTTACTTCTCTTTTGCCATTTTTCTTTTCCTTTTTTTCCTCCTTTTCTTCCTGTTCTCCCTCTTCCAACCTTTCTAAAAAACATTCATAAATATTTTCTTCTTTTTTTTCTTTTAAATCAGAAAGATACCAAGGATGATTCAAATTAATACTATTATAATTTTTGTCATTCAAATTGAAAAAACGATTATAAATAGGAATATAATTCTGGGTTTTAGAGAGAAAAAGATTCTCTGGATTTTCTAAACTCTTGAAAAGTTTTTGATTCTTTCTTTTTTGATAATTAATCTTCATCATTAATATTTACAAAATATATAAATTAAAGTGGATTCTAACGCTGGGTAGGGGGACGGAAGTCCCCCCTTCCCTACGGGATACCCCCTCCTTGCAGTTTATATTTCTAACTCGGTGCGGGGGCGACAACCATCTATACAATCATATTTTTGCGAAGCAATAATTATTGTCATTTTCTTTGTAGTAACTCGCCCCCCGATTTATCAAGGAAAAAGCAAGGAGGGGGGTATCCCGTAGGGAAGGGGGGACGTATGTCCCCCTACTAAGACAATGATATTCTGCTTCGCAAAATATGATTGTAGAAATGGTTGTACAGCCCGCGCCGAGTTAACTAAGATTTAACAAAGTAATAAATTTGTTCTATATATTCTCCCTACAAAATGCAATGGCTTTCCTTCCCCGAAGGGCAGCCGGAGGGTTCATAAGGGAACCCGCCGGGTTCCCTTAATTCGTAAGAAATCATCGATTCTTTTTCTAAGGAAAATATAATAAACTTTATTCATTTCATTTCTTTCTGTAAATAAATGACTTTAGAACTTAAAAAATTCGATATGAAAAACATTAGTTTCAAGGCAAATGAAGCGAAAGGCCCCGTTGTTGTCTTAATTGGTCGTCGTGACACTGGTAAAAGTTTTTTAGTAAGAGATTTACTTTATTATCATCAGGATATTCCCATTGGGACTGTGATTTCAGGTACAGAAGAAGGAAACGGATTTTATAATAAATTGGTACCCAAACTCTTTATTCATAATGAGTACAATACCGCTATTATTGAGAATATCTTAAAGCGTCAACGTAGTGTATTGAAACAAATCAAAAAGGAAATGGAAACTTATAAACGGTCCACGATTGACCCGCGGACGTTCGTGATTTTAGATGATTGTCTTTATGACGCGACATGGACGCGCGACAAGATGATGCGTCTCTTGTTCATGAACGGGAGACATTGGAAGGTAATGTTAGTCATTACCATGCAATATCCATTGGGAGTACCTCCGACCTTAAGAACCAACATTGATTACGTGTTCATTTTGAGAGAACCTTATATCGCAAATCGAAAGCGTATTTATGATAATTATGCGGGAATGTTCCCCACGTTTGAATCGTTTTGTCAAGTCATGGATCAATGTACCGAAAACTACGAGTGTTTGGTCATCAATAACAATGCAAAGTCGAATAAATTACAAGACCAGGTTTTCTGGTATAAGGCCGAAGCACACAATGATTTCCGTCTTGGCTCCAAAGAATTCTGGGAACTGTCAAAAGGTATGAATAGTGACGACGAAGACGAAAAATATGACCCGGGAAATGTGAAAAAACGCGGTCAAGGACAAAAAATCAGTGTTAAAAAGACAACCAAATGGTGAGTAGTACGACATCATAATACGTGTCATTTTGGTTTGATAAAATATCTGTTTTTCAAAAGGGTATCCATTCTATGGATACCCTTTCGACTTTTTGGACAAAGGGTATCCATTTTCTTTATACCCTTTGTAAATTATTTATTGAATAAAAAACAATTTAAATACAAGGGTATATTTATTCTATAATATACCCTATGGAAGTTGTAAAACAATTTACTTCGAATGACCTTTATACTGAGATAAATATTAAAGGTAGTCACGAAAAACCTTTATTTCGTGCAGGTGATATTGCTTTAGTATTAGATATAAAAAATATAAATACCACAATACAGAATTTCAATGATACAGAAAAAACATTGATTTATTTAACGACAACCGGAGGTCAACAACCAATTAATTTTCTTACAATAAAAGGATTATATAAATTACTTTTTCGTTCAAAAAAACCCATTGCAGAAAAATTCCAAAACTGGGTTTGTGAAGTTATTGAAGAAATAAGGTTGAATGGAAAATATGAACTGGAGAAACAACTTCAAGAAAAAAATAAAGAATTGGAAGAAAAAGAAAATGAAAAAAAGGATTTGGAAGTAAAACTTATGGAAGAAAAACAAAAAAAGAAATCATTGAGTGTTCCTAGTATTTATATTTATAATACCGATGTTCAATGTCATCCTCCAGAATTAAAAATAGGTATTTCCAATGATTATATTAAACGAATCCAACCTTATAAACAAATCTGTAAAAATGGAAAATTAGAATTGGTTGTTGAATTATTCGATGTTAATATGAAAAGTTTAGAATATCATATTCATAGTTTGCTTTCCATCAATCGTCTAAAAGACGAAGTATTTAAAATGGATGTCGAAGAGGCCAAACTCATTATTTTAGACGTGGTTGATTTATTGAAAACTTGTCAAATCCTTGACCCAGTAGAGAGACAATTAAAAGTCAAAAAACGATTTGAATCTACAACGGAACAAAGAGAAGCGAGAGAGAAAAAAATATCCCAAAATACGATTGCTACGCAAACCGATTACGACCCCGAAGTATTTTTATCGACGCCTCTTATACAAAAAGATACGGAATTGAAAAATAAGTTTAAAGAATTCATACAAAATCATTGTATTGTTCGTGAAGATGTAGAAGTATCCACTAAAAAAATAATAGGCCAGTATCGTTTATGGAGTAAGAACGATAAAAAAGAAATCACTACTGCCTTCAAAGATTATTTAGATCGAAAATTCAAATATACGAGATTAAATACGCAAAATCAAAATCAGGTTGTGAATGGTTATGTAGGTATTTGTTTGAAAGAAATCGTGTACCAGAAAAATGTTTTATCAAGTGACGCTCAAACTTTTTTATTTGAAAGATGTATTTTTTCGCCAGATAAAACGGTTTTGTATAAAGATTTGGTGGAAGAATATATTTTATGGAAAAAAAATGTATCCAAAGAAGAAACCAAAAATGAAGCGAATGAAATTCGCGATTACTTGAAAAATTGTCATTATGTTTTTTATAGCACGGTCTGGTCACTTAAGGGAGGAGGACAAGGATATTATGGATTAGGTTTAAAAACGGAAGAAATCAACTATAAAAAGACTTCTTCTACTGGAAAACAAGTTGAAAAAAGAAAAATAAATACGAATGAATTGTTGGGAACGTGGGAAACCATTGCCAAAGCAGCAACCGTTGAATGTATTTCAGCGGCTAAATTAAGTTTAAGTATTCGAAATAAAAGAGTTTTTAATAATGATTATTATTTCCACTTTTTGGAAAGTGGAGCAAAAAACTTGATTGAAAATTGATTTTATATATTTTATAAAAATATGAAAAACACCATATTTTTATAATTATTTCCACTTTTAGGAAAAGTAGAGCAAAATGCTAAATAATCAATATAAAAACTTCTAGGATAGGAGGGATCATAAGGGAACCTAGGTTCCCTTAACAAAAGGCCCACTGACCAATTCACTTTGTCCGTAATCGGTTTTCCCCGTAATAATATTGTCGCCTTCAAATAATTCCGCACGAATATCTGCCGTAGAAATCTCTTCATTTGCGTTCTTCTCCGTATTAAATGTATTTTCATCAGACAAATTATTAATTCCTACCAAATTTCCTTGTTCATCAATCGTTTGTGTCAAAACATTTCCATTCTTCTCCGCCTTTTGAATATTCTCTTCAATTGCCTTTTGACGCGTTTCTTTCAAACGTTTTTCGAATTCCATCTTGGCATTGGTTTCATTCTTTGTCTTCTCATGCATCAATTGATTTAATTCCTCCTCCATATATTCCACACTACCTGTTTTATATGGCTCCGGATCCCAAGGAAGCCATAACCCGACTTCTCCTACAAAAATATTATGATTCGGGTCTAATTCCCTTAACATTTTACAACGAAGTTCTGCTTCTTCCTTGGTAGGATAACTACCACGTACCTTAATTCCACGGGTAGTGGTTTGAAAATTATGTTCCAAACTGAAATTCTTCTCTAATTCTTCTTCACTAGTATCTAAGAAATTCTTATAATCATCTTCCAAACAAGATTTCATAATATTTTCTCTTTCCTCTTCAATAAATCCTTTAAAATCATCAATGACATCATCAAATTTCAGTTTGTATTTGTAAGAAATAAAATTCAGAAATTGATGGAATTTTTCCATGGATTTATTCATATCCCATTTCTTTAGGAATTGTTCAAAATAATACAACTCTTTTTGTTTCAAAATATTTTCTGGAGAAACAAAAGAAATACATACAAATTTTTGTCCAGCAATTGGTTTATCTTCTTCTAATAGGTCGACATATTTAGGATTGGCATTTCCCTTTTTATCGGTTTTTTTCTCGTACTTTGTAGATTTTGTGGTACTCATATTTATTTAGTTTATTGTGTTTCTTTTAAGTAATTATTTTTAATAATTATTATATCCACTTTTTAGAAAATCCACTTTTTAGAAAAAAGTGGAGCAAAAATCTTTTGCAAAAATCTTTTGAAAATCCACTTTATCCACTTTTTTATAACGAAGTAAGAAAAAAGTGGAGCAAAAATTTTTTGTGGAAATTCACTTTTTATTTATCTATTCATATTTAACACCTTTTTTCTATTTTTTTCTTTGGTTTTATTATAAATGAACGGTTTAGTTAACGTGAGTGAATTAGTGAAAAGAGTTATCAAGTATTTAGTAGAAGGTTTAATGGTAGCCATCGCTGCTTTTGCCATTCCAAAAAGATCTTTGAACATTGAAGAAATTGTTTTGATTGCTCTTACTGCCGCGGCAACTTTCAGTATCCTTGATACCTATATCCCATCCATGGGAATGAGTGCACGCACAGGTGCTGGATTTGGTATTGGAGCGAACATGATAAAATTTCCTGGGGGATTTTAATAAGACCATAAATCGTAACAAATAATTATAAAAATTTTTAAAAATAAAATTATGGTAACATAAAACACAATTTTATTTGATTCTACAAAATGATATAAAAAATTAATATTATAAAATAAGAATGGATGAATTATTTAAAGAAAATGAATTATTGAGAGAAAAAATCAAATTATTAGAAGAAGAATTAAATAAAACAAAAGAACATTTAAAAAAATATACAGCACCTTCAAGAAATAAAAATTATTATCAAAATCATAAAGAAATAATTATAGAAAATGTTAAAAATAATCCTATTGACCCTGAAAAAAAAAAAGAATATAATCGAAATTCTTATTTACGAAGAAAGAAAAAAATACAAAATGAACAAATATAAAAAATAAGTTTTAATGCGCAAAAATACTTAAACGTAAATCTTTAGTAATATAAAATGAAATATAATATTCAAAATTTAGAAAATTATTGCCAAGAACATAATATTTTATTGATAACAGATTATACAGAAAATAATATAAATCGAGAAAGTTATTTGGAAGGAAAATGTAAAAGTGAAAATTGTATTTATAATTTCAATAAATGTTTTCGTCAATTAGTAAAAACGGGCTCTTATTGTGCGGATTGTTCGATTAAAAGAGGCAATGCAAAAATTAGAGAACAAAAATGTAAATATGATTATAAAATGTTAATCGATTTTTGCGAAGAAAATAAAATTAGTCTTACCGAAGACTATTCCTCAATTTTTGTAAATCGAGATACAATTATTAAAGGAAAATGTAAAACTGAAAATTGTAGTCATCATTTTGAAAAATCTTTTAGAATGTTATTGAAGTTAAAAGATTATTGTTCGGATTGTTGTAAAGAATTAGGAAAGGAAAAAATAAAAAATACAAATATAGAAAAATATGGTTGTGAAAATGCAATGCAAAATAAAGAAGTAAGAGAAAAATTTACGAATTCGATGATTGAGAAATATGGAGTTTCACATATTTCCAAATTAGATAGAATTAAAAATCAAAAAAAAGAAAAAAGTATTAAAAAATATGGAGTAGAATATACTCTTCAATCTCCAAAAATAAGGGAACAGATTGTAAATACTAATTTAGAAAAATATGGCACTGAAAATCCTATGCAAAACAAAGAAATACAAAATAAAGTACAAAAAACAGTTCAAGAAAGGTATGGTGTAGATTATTCGGGTCAAACCCAAATAGTAAAAAATAAAACAATAGAAACAAATATGAAAAATTATGGTGTTTCATATCCAATACAAAATGCTGAATTTGCAGAGAAACATCTAAAATCGTGCTATAATATTAAAAAATATACGTTACCTTCTGGTAAAATCATTGATTATCAAGGTTATGAGAATTTTGCATTTGACGAATTATTTCAAAAAGAGGGAATCAATGAAAAAGAACTAATAACAAGTCGTAAAGACGTTCCTGCAATATGGTATAAAGATAAAAACGGAAAAGAGAGACGACATTTTGTAGATATGTATTTACCATTGCAAAATAGATGTATTGAAGTCAAATCTACTTGGACGAATCAAGAAAAAAATAATGTATTAGAGAAAAAAGAGGCCGCTGAAAATTTAGGTTATATTTACGAAATCTGGATTTATGATAATAAGGGTGTAAAATCCACTTTTTTACAAGGAACTAAGAAAAAAGTTGAGCAAAAAATATAAGTCAAAAATTTATTTATTTATTATTTGTAAATAAATTTTTATTCAGTTTTCAAATCATTTTACATTTAGATTTTGTTCCACTTTTCCTAAAAGTGGATTTGCGCTACTTTTTTCTTACTTCGTTATAAAAAAGTGGAAGGATAATTGCCTTCTTACGTATTCTTCACTACAAGCCATGAATTCCGCAACTTTTCGATTCGAACGAATCTTATTAAATTGTGAATCATATTTTAAATGAAAAATGCGTTTTTGAAAGGGTGTTATATCCATTGAATGATTTATTTTATACCACATTTCTTCATACGTTTCTTTGTCGACAATGGTTTGCAAAATTCCATTTTCATTATGATTCAAGTTTTTATCAATCAACCAATCATCGTTTCCTATAAATTTTGTATTCAATAATTTACGATACAACATTTTTTTCATAAATAGTGCTTTTTTTTCAGTCATGATTGAATTTTCAAAACTTTCCAATTGCAGTTCTTTATTATCACCATTCGACAATGAAGAAGACAAAGGCAAAGGCGTAATTATTGAAACTTTTTTTTTTTCAATCCGTTCTCTCTTTGAAACGGGACAAATCGGATACAACTCGGTTAACCCCTTGAATAATTCCCAATTTATATACTTATCTAAATAAGAACTAAAAGGATACTCTGGATTGTATTTTTGAATTGCTTTATGTAATCCCATTTTGGAATACAAAGATAATTCGGCGAGAGAAATATCTCGACATTTATGGGAGTGAAATTTCTTGAATTGATACGCCTTCCAATAAGCCATTTTTTCATATTTTGCATACAAAATATGTTGAACCTTTTTTTTCATTAATGGGGGAGTATCTTTATGTTTTAATATATTTTTGATGTGGTCCCATTGTTCAATGGTAAGTTTGTCCGGTCCTTGCGATTGATAATTTTGTGAAGGTTTATACTGATACTGATAACTGGATACCATACCAAAGAAAAAAAAAGACAAAAAGAATACCCACATATATTTATTATACGCGAATTTTTTATACCTTTTTAGAATTGTTTATTTTCTTTGGTATAGTTAACTCATAAAGTTCTGATAGAGTTAAACAAGGAGGGGGTATCCCGTAGGGAAGGGGGATGTACATCCCCCTACCTAAATGGTAGGAATAAACTCCCAATCCAATTCTTTACATATTTTCTTCCAAATCACATCTTGTTCCACAATTTTATCACGGTCTTTCAACATTGGAAAATGCGGTAAATAATATTTCTCATCTAGTAATTCACATAATTTATAGGCCGTATAATAATAATTCAAAAAATTAACACGGTCATCCGGACAAAATTTCGAATAGGGTGCTTGTAATTCGATAAAAATATTACACAACGTTTCTTCTAATTCTTGGGACATCACTGGTGGTTTAATACCCAATTTATCTTTGATAAAAGGAATATGTTCATAGTATTTATTATACCCCAATTTTTTCAAAATTTCCTTGGTTTTCAGATTCGTAATTTGTTCCAATTGAATTCTCTCCTTTTTAATTTGCAATTTGATATTTTCAATCACTTCCGGTGGGATTTGAGTCGTTTCCTTTCCTTGAAACTGAGCCAATATTTCTTTGAAATGATTAATACGCTTATAAGCATAAAAACATATTTCCTTGGGTGGTTCTTTGTAAGAAGGTTTTTCATTTTCAATTAAATAAGGGATGGTACGTGAACACATATTACATATTAATAACCCGTCATCTTCCAAAGGAATTAATTCACCTTTGAAACAATATTGACAAATATCCGTTGGATAAACAAACGAATTCATATCAATAAAAGTTTCATCTACATTATTGAAATATTTTTGAACACTATTATTTAGACCATTATTTCCAAGATTATAAAAAGGATTCAATTGTTTTTCTTGTTCCTCCTTGGTTTCATCGTCCTCTCTTTTAATTTTAAATAATTTTTCAATTGCCTTATTTTTTGTAGTAACTGTATGATTTATGGAATCTTTTCCGGTAGAGATATCCTTTTTATTTTCAAAATAGTCAAAAATGTATTTAGAATTATCTAAAAAATACTCTTTTTTTTTAGTCTTTATATTTTTAATTTCGATTTTTATATTTTTTATTTGGTCGATCATATCCAATTGTTCTTCTAAGGAATAACTTGGTTTTTTTAATTTCTTCTTCAATAATTCTTTTTTTTCAATAAGTTTAGGTATTTCTTCATTTTCATCTTTGTCAAATTCATTTAAAAATTCTCGATGTTTTCCATCGATGGTAATTGCATTTTTTTTGGTTATTTTAATTTGTTTTGTATTTTTTGGTTTAAAATTTGGCATTTTTATATGTTAGGTAGTTTTACTTTAATACATTCATATCTCTTTTATTATTTAATTCATTATTTGTCAAATGTATTTTATTTTTTTTCTAATTAGTATAAATTAGTATAATTATTCTTTCTTTTATATTTCAATTTATTAAGAATAAATCGTCTATTATAAAATGGAAAATCATATGATTACAGATAAAATAAATAATGAAAAAATAGAAGTTGACCATATTAAATTTCAAAAAATGCTTCTCATTTTCAATGCATTGAATGAAGGATGGACCATTAAAAAAAGAAATGATTCTTATATTTTTGTCAAAACACATGAAGGAAAAAAAGAAGTTTTTTTAGATAGTTATTTAACCAAATTTATGAAAACCAACTTGGATTTGTCTAAATTACTTTAAATTATATTACAATTTATAATTAGTGTTACCATAATCCATGACAAATAAATAAAATATGTATTATTTTATTTATTATTGATAAGAAAAATGAGTATGAACATTAGAATGTATTTTTATTTAAATGTGACAAATTCTAAAATTTTTTTCTTTAGTGATATTATAAAAAAATGGGAGGTGGACTTATGCAATTAGTGGCCTATGGAGCCCAAGATGTGTACTTAACAGGAAATCCGCAAATTACCTTCTGGAAGGTGACCTATCGCAGATATACAAATTTTGCAATTGAATCTATTGAACAAACATTCAATGGACAGGCTGATTTTGGACGTCGTGTCCAATGTGTCATCAGTCGTAACGGTGATTTAGCATACCGTACCTATTTACAAGTAACACTTCCTGAAATCAACCAACTTATGGGTGTTGGAAGTTATGTTGCTGGACAAGGAACAGGAGTCTATGCCCGTTGGTTAGATTTCCCTGGGGAACAATTAATTGCCCAGGTTGAAGTTGAAATTGGAGGTCAACGCATTGACCGTCAATATGGTGACTGGATGCACATCTGGAACCAACTTACCATGACCGCTGAACAACAACGTGGTTATTTCAAAATGGTTGGTAACACCACCCAACTTACCTTCATCACTGATCCATCTTTCGCTGAAGTCGATGGACCTTGTGATTCTTTAGCACCACGTCAAGTTTGTGCTCCAAGAAACGCTCTTCCAGAAACCACCCTTTATATTCCTCTTCAATTCTGGTTTTGTGGTAACCCAGGACTTGCCTTACCTTTAATCGCCTTAAAATCTGCAGGGCAGAAAAGTGCTACTCCTAAAACTTGTGAGTTCAGTTTTAGGGAAAATAGTTTAGAGTCTCACAATGATTTTTTAAATCATACTCAGGCACTAGTCGCTTGTTACTAAATTTGTAACAAACGGCAACAAGACCAAATTGCGGGAAGTTCCTAAAGACGAAAAGTTAATGAATTATTATAAAAACAATTTAAAGCAATTAGTGGTAAAAATAATAAATAGTAAAATTATGGAGATAATAAAAAAATGTTGTAAATGTAAAATAGATAAAAGTATAATTAATTTTGGAAAATTAAAATCAAGTCCCGATAGTTATAGATATGATTGTAAAGATTGTAGAAAAAATCATAGAATTCTTAATAAAGAAAAAATACAAATAAAACAAAAAGAATACTATAATGAAAATAAACAAGAATTACTTGAAAAAAATAAAAAATATAGACTTGAAAATATTGAACAAATTAATAAACAAAGAAAAGAATATAGAGAACGAGAAGAAATTAAAAAGCATACAAAAGAAAAAAACCAAGAATATCTACCAATTAAAAAAGAAAAAATAAAACAAAAACGAAAAGAAAATTTAAATTTTCAAATATCTGAAATTTTAAGAAGCAAAGTACATAAAATGATTAAAGGTAAAAAAACATCTTATCAAAATATCGTTGGTTGTGACATTGATTTTTTAAAAAAATGGTTAGAATTTCGTTTTGATAAAAATATGAATTGGGATAATTTAGGTAAATATTGGGAAATAGACCATATTCTTCCTATTAGTGCTTTTAATTTTAATAATGAAAATGAAAAAAATATATGTTTTCATTGGACAAACTTACAGCCTCTGTCATCTTTCGAAAATAAATCTAAATCAAATCATTTACAAATGCATTATTATTTTAATAATATTATAAATGTTAACCGCTTTATTGTAAAAAATAATTCAATTAATGGGTACCAAACAATTCGCGAAAGCTTATTGTGGCTCCAGAAAAAAGACTGGAGGTATGGTAAAAATCCCTCGTATAATTTTACTACGAAAGTAGTAAATGAAATGGATAATCCGCAGCCAAGTTCCTAAATCCGTTAATGATAAGGATAAGGAAAAGGTTCAACGACTAAATGGTTTTGGGTTTGAGAAGTCTAATCAACTTCGATGATAGCTTAAGATATAGTCTAATCCCTATAATAAAAAATACACCGAAAGGTGGGGTAAATCGTGATGTGCAGTATCACGAAGTTAAAATCAATCTTGATATCCGCCCTATTGATGAATGTTTATGGGCTGTTACTACCTTAAACTGCAACACCAACCCTTACTCAGGTGTTGCTGGTCAAAGTGCTCCTGGACGTCCAGTTCCTGCTACCATCGCATACAACCAATCCATTGTTGCTGCCTCTTTATACGTTGATTACGTGTTCTTAGATACTGATGAACGTCGTAGAATGGCACAAAACCCTCACGAATACCTAATCACCCAACTTCAATTCACTGGTGATGAATCCGTTGGTTCATCCTCCAACAAAATCAAATTGAACTTCAATCACCCATGTAAGGAATTAATCTGGGTCATCCAACCAGATCAAAACGTCGATTACTGTTCATCCCTTGTCTGCGATTCCCTTCTTTTCAAAGTTCTTGGTGCCCAGCCATTCAACTACACTGATGCCATTGATGCTCTTCCAAATGCCATCCATGCTTTTGGTGGACCTCACGAAGTTGCTGATGATGCCATTGCACGTGCCAATGGTGGATACATCAATGCTGAAGGTCTTTTCCAAGACGCTGGTGCTTTAGATGCTTATATCCCATCTGATTACACTGGATACTGGAACGGTCCTTCTGACCCTTACAATGAGCCTGGATTTGGTGGACCTGCTGTTCCTCAAGTTCCTGGAGGTGATTATAAACCAAACGGTGCTTATCTTGTTGACCCTGGATCCCACAATGCCAACTCAACAGTATCTGATGCCGGAACATTCGTTCTTACTGAAACATCTCTTGATATGCATTGTTGGGGACAGAACCCAGTTGTTACTGCCAAGTTACAACTTAACGGACAAGATCGTTTCTCAGAACGTGAAGGATCCTACTTCTCATGGGTTCAACCATACCAATCTCATACACGTAACCCTGATGAAGGTATCAATGTGTACTCATTTGCCCTTCGCCCTGAAGAGCATCAACCATCAGGCACGTGCAACTTTTCAAGAATTGATAACGCAACTTTACAGCTTGTTCTTTCCAACGCCACCGTTGAAGGAACCAAAACTGCCAAAGTACGTGTCTACGCTACCAATTATAACGTGTTAAGAATTATGAGTGGCATAAAATCATCCTGTGCCAAACAGTTGGCTGCCATATTAGATATTTGCTTTCTAATATGGGTAAACAGTGTAAAGCAAATATACATTCGAAATCTAGAGAATGTATTATATAACCAACTAGTCTCTTTATGACTATCTTGTCAAACGGAGGCAACATTTCTAAATTGCGGGAACATCCTTACAGCCTTTTCTACTACTTCATTTTGTGAAAACATTATGAATACCCGGGGTAATGACCTAGGGCATAGTAATAACGAAAAGGATTGGACAATCTGCAGCCAAGTTCCTAATTGCGACATTGCAAGCATATGGAAAAGGTTCAGAGACTATAATGGAATGGGTCAGAGAAAATTAGCAACTTTCAATGATGGCTTAAGGAATAGTCCAGACTCAAATAGAAATATTTGAGATTAACTCTGGGGAGGGTTAGCGTACTCTAATTAAAGTAACTAATGTAATTATATTATTAGTTAAAATAACAATTTAAAGATATTTATTTTATATAATTTATAAAATGAATAGTGTTGAAAACAGAAAACCTGTCTATTTATTTGACAAAGAACTTAAATGTGGAATCATTGAACATAGTGATAAAAAATATTTTTTTGATTTTGAGGATATGAATAAAATTATTAATTTTAGCAAAAATTTTGTTTTTAATAATGAAGATGATATTTATCCATCCTATTGTATGAATTATAAAAGAATAAATTATCTTGAGTTTCTTTTTAAATTTACAAGTAATAATGTATATTATTCTTTTGATAATGGTAATCCATTAGATTTACGCAGAAATAATGTAAAATGTTATCCATTATTTCATAAAACAATTATTGAAAATTACGATTTTATAGAGTATATAGAAGGTCATTATTGTAGTATGGGACACGAAGCCAATATTATGAAAAATCCTATTTGGAAAGTAAATGAAAATGGTAAAGTAGTTTTATTAATTCTTTGTAAAAATAATGTATTATGTAAAGTATGTCCTCAAGGATATCAAAAAATAATAGAATATGAAAATAATATAAATCACGGTAAAAAAATAACTTGGTTTAAATTGCAAAATGGTTATATCTTGGGAAGTAATAATTTATATATACATCAAATAATTATGAATTGTTATGGTAATGGAAAAGGAACAAAAAATGTTAGTGTTGACCATATTGACCAAGACCCATTAAATAATACATTGGAAAATTTACGAATTTCTACACGAGAAGAACAAGAACAGAATAGCAAAGGTATTAAGGAAGGAACAAAGAGAGAAAGAAAACATAGTGCAAAACCTTTACCAGAAGGTATTAGCCAAGATATGATGAAAAAATATGTAGTTTATTATCACGAATGGTTAAATCCGGAAAAAACAAAATGTAGGGAATTCTTCAAAATAGAAAAACATCCCAAACTTGATAAAATTATTGTAGGAACAAAATCGAATAAAATATCCATCGAAGAAAAATTAAATCAAATTCATAAACTATTAGATAATATTGAAAATTGAAAATAATTTAAAGACAAACGCGTTTATAATATAATATACAAATGGATATTAATAATGACAATTTATTTCATTTATCAAAATTTCAAAATAAACCTCCTCACCCTTCTTATATAGCCGGATTTATAGATGGAGACGGTTGTATTTTTATTCGTAAAATAAAAGATGGTTATCAATCTGGTATTACAATAACACAATGTAGAACAAATATTTTACAAGTAATTCGTTATCATTTTGGAGGGAGTATTTCTTCCTCTCAAAATAGAAACGATAAAATAAATGATCTAATGGTAGATAATAATATGGAAATTTTTCATAAACATAATAAACGAAATCAATATAATTTAATTATACGAAGTAATGAATATGAAATTTTATTAAATTATATAAAAGATTATATTATCATTAAACAGCCTCAAATACAATGTTTATATAAAATAAATAAATTTGTTCATTTACCAAATAAAAAAGAAGAGAAAGAACAATTATATCAAATATGCTTGAACATTAAAAAAGAAAAAATAATAGATAATAGTCATTTTAATAAAATGAATATTGAATATATTCAGGGTTTATTTGATGCAGAAGGGTGTATTTTTATTGACATTAAAAATATGAATAACTATCGAATTAGCATTGCTCAAAAAAATTATTTAGATATTTTATATGAAATACAAAAATTTTTAAATTTTGGTTCGGTGAAAGAATGTTGTAAATATGTTATTTATAATAAAAATGATTGTTTGAAATTTATAAATCTTATTAAAAATGGATTGATTGTTAAATATAATCAAGCGTGTGCATTTGAAACATTCTTAACAACGAATAATAAATCCATAAAAGAAGAAATGTATAAAATTTGTAATGAAGAAAAACATAAAATAGAACATTTTACAGAACTAAATAAACAAACAGAGGGTAAGGAAGGTTATTTAGATATGATACGTTTAAGGGAATTAAAACAAAAAATAGGTAAAGAAATTATATTAAAACAAATTTATAAGGAAAAATCAGAAAAAATGAAAGGAAGTGGAAATCTTAATTTTGGAAAAAAATTATCGGATGAAACTAAAAAAAAAATGTCTACTTCTATTCGAGATTCAAAAGGTGGAGTTACCGATGATATGATTATACAAGTTAGAAATATGATTCAAGAAGAAAAAACGAATCGTGAAATAGCAGAATTATTAAATTTACCAAAATATATAATTTCAAGAATTAAAAATGGTAATATTGTTTGTAGAAATGAAGATAAACTAGAAAAAAAAACATTCACACAGGAAGAAATTAATTTATCTAAAAGAAAAATTCAAATTGATGAAATATTATTTGTAATAGAAAAATGTATCGAAAATATGAAACCCTCCGTTATATTAACTACCTTAATTGATATTAGAGACAAAAATAATATAAAAAATACTTTAACGATTGATATTATTAAAAATATCAAACGAAATATTCAAAAAAATAAAATTCCTTTTTATCCAAGTGAATTGTCTTATGAAAAATATAACGATTATAAAGAAAGAATTCAATTATATGCAAATGAATACGACAAATGTAATGAAGATAATTTATAATATTTATTATTATAAAAATGGATATTCATCCTTGTAAACAAAAATATATTCAAATGAAAACGGAACGTAGAGAGAAAAAAAGAGCAACCAAACGAGATATAACAGGGGAGGAAGTGATTTTTATTTTTGAAAAAATATTAGAAGGCTGGAAAACAATTCGTATTTATAATACAATCATTCAACAAAATCCGGATTCTAACATTGATAAAAAAAAAGTGGAAGTCATTGCTACCGGACATTGTAAAGTATATGAAAGTGAATTATCCAAAGAAAGATATGAATATTATTTATCATTGAGAGAAAAAGTGAGAAATATTCGTACGCATAATATAGTTGATTCTATATAAATAAAGATTAAATAAATTAGAAATAAAGATAAAACGATTTATTCTATAAAATGCAAAATTTACCATATATTCCAAATCATATATGGGATATTATATTTCAATATGACGGAAGAATAAAATATGTTTATAAAAAAGGAATTTTTGTAAATATTATCCATAAAAATGATATTCGATATGAAATTATCAAAACATTTTTAACCAAAAAAATAAAAAGAATGGAAAAAATGGAATTACTTAGAAACGGAGAGAAAGAAGAATTTTATATTGAAATTCCTTTTGAAAATAGTAAACATATGGGATTAGTAATTGATTATCATTGGAGTTATCCTGAACAATTTGAAATATGTTATTATCATTGGAAAAATGATGATATTATTCAAACAAAAAGTTATGTAACATAATGACTTTTTTGATTTTTTGCTCTATTTTTTTCCAAAAAGTAGATAGAAAATTGATTCTAAAAATTCAAAATAATGTGAAAGAATATTCAAATACTTTCATATTATTAAAAATGACTATTAATCCGAAACAAAATAATAGACAAAATTATCTTGTCCCCATCCAGTTCCAGTTAATACATACGCAAAAATCAAAAACGTATCTGGTAAATACGAATTGGACAATCGAAGAATTTATTCGTTTCATGAAATACCAACTCTTTTTAGATGCGGATTATTACGGTGTCGATCTTGAAAAACAACCAGAAATCGATTTTGTCCCTTGTTTTTCCAAACTTTATTTTGATTTGACATCATTTTACTTGAATGAGTATGAAAAATATGATCCGTTACACCTTTGCACATTCAAAACGCCCCTTTCAGGGGCAGTTATGAATGGAGAAGGGGTTACTGATTGCGCATTTCAAATGCGCAATGGTGTAAAACCTTCCCCCGAATTATTCAAGGATTACTTTGACTATCACTATCCTTCTTCATTCACGATTTGTACCAAAGTATCCAATTCTTATTATCCTTATTACTATTACGCAAATTGAATATTCAGGGTTCTCAAATAAGTATGTAATCCAGCGTCTTGAATCGGTAATACATAAGCGTCTCTATCCGTCTCATTATGATGGGAATGCCATAATCCTGGTGGAGTAATAAAAATAGTTCCAGTTTCCCAGTAACATTTTACTGGTTTTTTTATTGTCCCGTCTTCGTTCAATTCTTCGCCAATCAAGGTATAAATACCCTTTTCTTCTTTCTCTTCTTTCTCTTCTTTTTCTTCTTTTTCTTCTTTCTCTTCTTTTTCTTCTTTCTCTTCTTTTTCTTCTTTCTCTCCTTCAATTTTGGTGGGTGCCAAGATACAAAAATCCAAGGCCACCGAATTATGACGATGCGGTTTTTGAACAGTATTTGCAGGTAATACATTTAATAAAGACCATAAGGTGTGAGTAATGGTTTTGGTAGAATATTCCGTTGCCTCATTTCCTAGTAAAATACCTAGTCGATTTAGATTCAATGCTTCATTGGCTTCGCGAATATCGGCCAAGGAACTCCATAATTTCTCTCTACTAAAAAAAGTAAGATGGAATTTTGGAATCTGTGAAACCACTCCTAAATATTTTAATAAAGGTTCGTCGGTGACCCAGAGAAGAACACTATCTTCAATGGCATTATGTTTCATATCAATGTTTCCGGGAACCACAAACAAATCCCCCTCTTTCCAATCAATGGTTTCACGATTCCCCTCTTCACCGTAAATGGTTGAAAACCCGGCTCCTTTGATAACATAAAATAATTGAGAGGTGGCGTTTGCAACGGTATTGATTTTCTCTCTTTCTTGGATTTTAACAAAGGAGGAAAGGAGAGAAGGAGAGGTTGCTTCATATTCTGTTTCTAAAAATACGGAATTGTCAAAGGGGATGATTCGGGTTTCACCTTCTTCATACAAAGAAGAATATTGGTAGGAAATAGGGATTTTGCTTAGTAATGGATTGGATGCGCTTGTATATTCATAAATACGAACACCTTTGGTATTTTCAAGAGACATTTTGATTATTATATAATAGAGAGAAATATTTCTATATTGATGAATCTCAATTATTTATTTTATATTTTATATTTTTCAAAAAAAAAGTATAAAACTACTTTGTGACTTTCCGATTTGATTATGACTTTTCTTACACCAATTCACATTTTAAATGCGCAAAGGTGTAAAAGTTGATTTATTATAATTCTTGGTTTATAAATTTGATTGCTTGATAAAATGCGTTAAATACTGGTAAACATTCATCATTTCTTTCTTTTTGTCTCTTTGCTCGCTCTTCTTCTTCTTTTACTATTTGTTGCTGACATCCACCCCAACCCATTACTCTACGATCTGTTTCTCCATCCCTAGGGTTCATACACGCTTCGTACGTAAATCTAGGATTAATCACTTCTAATGCTTTTCTCTCTTGAATATAATTTTCAATGAAAGCCAAACATTCCTCTATATTTTCAGGTTTTTTATGTTTTGCACAATCTTTTGCAAAATGACCTTCTTTTCCACAATGAAAACATTTATTTTGTGTACTTTTACTCATTTTTTCTAATATTTTTAGTGTTATTTCATCCAAAATTTCTTCACAAAAAGACCCACCACGAACATTTTCAATACCATATTTATCCATATATTTTCTTGTATATTTATCCTCATCATAATCATCACAATCTGGTATGATTTCAATCACACGTAACGGTGGATATTTTGTAGTCCACGTGGAACCATTCGAATGAAAATGTTGTTCCATTCTAAAACTGGAATTATTTGTTTTTCCAATATAATATTTTCCTTCTGTTAATTCAAGTGCATAAATGAAAACCATTTTTGTTTATTTATCAATATGTAAATGTATTCATTTTAATTTCAATTTTTTTATAAATAATAAGAATTAAAAAAGTAAAAATTGGATTCAAATGAAAGTGGTAACATTATAAATTTAAGAAAAACGGTGATAGATAAATATGCAAAACTGTAATATTCTCACTACCCCGAAGGGCAGTTTTGCTCCACTTTTCCAAAAGTGGATTTGTCCCACTTTTTCTAAAAGTGGGTAAGTAAGCGATTCATATTACGCACTTCGGGTTTATCTGTATCTTCTGAAAACAATTTACGAATCTGTTCGTCATCACGAAACCGAACGGTATAATCTTGCTGAACATTACTACGCCCAATTCTCCCCATGGCTTGAATAATTTTCTCCTGCGTCAATTCCAAATCTTTACTTAAATACCCGTGACAAAACTGATAATTGGTTCCATAAATATAATCACTCGAGGCAATAATCATATATAATTTCTGTTCATCGGCCAGCCGTTTCATAATTTCAATGTATCGGCCATTTCTTTTTTCTCCGGATTCCAAGTTCCCGTTTCCGTTCGCAGAATTTGTATTCGTATTACTAAATACGCCGATTCCCATCATCAATAATATTTTCCAATTATCTTCCACCCCATTCAAAAGCATAATCTCATTAATCGTATCTTCTTCAATATGACTAGTAAATGCATTCTTCACATTCATTTCTTCGGCCCATTTTTTCAAATGATGGATTTTATTTGGAACAAAGGTATCATTTAAACAAACGCTACGGATCATATTTTTCAAGGAATTGATTTGTTCTTTCATTTGGTTCATCTTATTCGCTCCACCAGAAGAATTTGTGGAGGAAGCGCCTTCTTTACTCGATTCACGACTTTCCTTTTTCAATTTATGACCGTCTTTGGAAGCCAAGGAAGAACTTGAATTGCTTTTCTCGGTCATAAATTCTAATTCCCGCTCCAATTCATCGATTTTCTCATTCAATGAATTATTGAATTCTATTTTTTTCATAATTTCATCCATGACTAAGGTTGGAATATTGGCTTGCTGGATATAAAATTTAGCGATTTTTTCCACATCATTCGCCAAAAAGATGGTAGGACCATCGGTCAAGGTATAAGCGTCTTTGGTTGTTACATAAACTGCACAATTACCTCCTCCATTAGCAACAATACCAGAAGATGTTATTGGCATTTGTTTTGTCAATTCCCCTGAATACGTATTATGCAATTTCATAAAGGAAGTATCACTATTGGAACGAATAATCGTGTCGCCGCCATGTAAATTGGTCGTTTTACTGATACTACTTAGACTGGATCCAATACTCATACTTTTTTGAGGAATTCGATTCCCCTTGGCGTCCATATAATGATTCGGAAGAATACGCTGGGTTCGATTGATTTTCAAGTAAGTTACAATAGCACCCCAGGTACCTCCTTTGATATTTTTCAATAATTTCAAATAATACAACTTGATGTTTTTCATGGTCAAATCGTCCAAGGTTTCAAAATTCAAGTAAATCAACATTTTTGCATTAATAAAATTATTTTTAATGGCCACATAACTGATAAAATCAACGACTTCTTTCAAATCAAAATAACGTAGAAGCGTCAAATAATTCTCGCAATTGGTGGCGATTTGTTTGACTTCTTCATATTCTTCACTCATAAAATGCGGTAGAATCACATATCCATTATTATTCACAATCGGAATCGACTTCTTACAATCATGACTCACGATGTTATGAACTCGGGTATCCGGAAATTTCTCTTTGAAATCTGCAATGACCTCCGTTAATTCATGTAATTTTGGTAAAGTAGCCGAAGAAAGTACCATATTTGGAATTAAATTCTCTTTCCAGTTCTTATGAATGATTTCATGTATTTCATGATGTTCATAATCCATGGTAATGGTCGGTTCATCCCAGTAAGTAATGATATTGTGTTTTTCGTTGAAAGAACACATATAATACATGGCAGGTAAATACGACTTGATATCACAAATAATGATTTCCACTTTTTCACCGACACTATTATCCACTTTACGGATTCCACCGGTACGCCAATCTTTGGTATAATCTTTCGCCGCAAAATAATGAAGACGAATGTCTTCCGCGGATCCACATCCAAAGGCAAATGCGATTTTCTTATTCATTGAAATGGCGGAACGGGCCAAAGAAATACCTACATGTCTTGCCGCACAAACAAAGATGATTTTATGGCTTTCTGAAAGGGCAATCGGTGTCAGCGTTTTTCCGGTACCGGTAGGTGCAATATAAAGAACTAGGTTTTCTTGTGAACAATTCGATGGTTGATTGAAAACAGTAAATATTTCCTTTTGATGTTCATACAAGGTCATATCCGTATATTTCAAAAGATTTGTATTTTTCTCAATGTATTCAACGGCGTTTTCCAAGATAATAAAGATTTTGATTTTTTCTTCATAATAAGTGAGTATGAATTGAATAATTTTTAAAATATGTCGATTTAAATGTTGAATATTATTTTGGATGAGTTTATAAAGAGTAAAATAATAGAATTCAAATTGATGTGGAAGTTGTTGGATTTTATTTTGTAGTTGGTGCTTTTTTTTCAGTTCTTTTTTTTCATTTTTTTCGATTTTTTCATTTTTTTGACAAAAAGATAATAACTTTTCTAGATGATCTATCAATACGTTTTCATAAATATCTTCCTTGGAAAGACTTTCTTCCGTATTTTTCTGTAATCTTATGGAATCCGCTTTTTTAATGGTTATATTGCTGTTTATATTTAATTTTTTATATTCGGCAACTAATTCTGGTTCTTGAATAATCCCTTCTATTTTCTTCAAGAAATATTTATTGTATAGATAATCTTCCATGGATTCTGTATATTCGATTTTCAAGAATCCAAAGAGAGAAAGATGGTGATTTACTCGAAGATTTACTTGACGATATCCGTCAATAATCAATTGAAGTACTTTTTTTTCTTCTGGAGAAATGGTGATTTCAATGGATTCCCATTCGGCTTTGGTTAATTTGCGTTGATTTAAATCCATTTTAATAAAGAGTTTTTAATAAAGTTAATAGAAACAATGTATTATAAATACATCGTTTTGTTTTTAAATCAATTTTTTTTAAGGGAACCCTCACGGAACCTATGGTTCTGTAGAGGTTCCCTTAAAATTGAAATATTTTTTTCTCTTTTTAGAAAAGAATATAAAATTAAATTCATATAAATAATACAAAATCAAAGAAATGTCTAATAACCAAGAACAACAAGAAGAATACTCCTTATACTTTGACGGTTGCTGTAAAGGAAATCCAGGTCCCGCCGGTGCCGGTTTTGTTCTTTATCAAGGATCGAGAGAAATTGTCTCAAAAAGCGAATTTATTGGCGACAACGAGACTAACAATGTGGCAGAATATCACGCGCTTGTGATCGGATTAAAAAAAGCATTATCTTACGGTGTTCGCAGATTAACTGTATACGGAGATAGTTTACTAGTCATTAAACAAGTGACCGGTAAATATAAAGTAAATTCTCACAATCTAAAACAATATCATGATTATGCCATTGAATTGGCAAAACAATTTGAAACGATTCGTTTTGAACACGTCCTTCGAGAGAAAAACAAACGCGCAGATGAATTGGCAAACTTGAGTCTATCTTCCACTTTTTAAAAAAAAGTGGAGCAAAAATCCGGGGTTAAAACAAAATAAAAAAGTGGATATATATTTAATAGATTCTTCTAGATTTCTTTATCTTTCTTGTCTTTCTAGATTTCTTTATCTTTTTTGTTTTTCTTGTTTTTCTTGTTTTTCTAGATTTTTTGGTCTTTCTTATTTTACCGCCCCAAACTCCTAAATTATTTGTATTTTCACCTGTTCTTTGATTTATTTTTTTTTTTACATTATATCCTCGATTTATTAAAGCATTCAATTTACCTTGTAGAATAGGTCCTTCTTCTAATTCAGCTTTGCCTGTATATATTGCCGTTGGACCAGTATTCGAATCTAATTTTTCCCATTCATCAAGAGGAATGAATTGTTTATTTGCTTTTCGTTGATTGATTGCATCGTTTCTATTTTCTTGAAATTGATATTTATATTGTTTTTTAAAACGATCGTTTCTTATTTTTTCCATTGTTTCTTCCTCCTCATTCAAAGGTTTTATTTCTCTCTCTTCATATTGCGAAACAGGATTAAATGTTATATTTCTCTCCATCTATAAAATAGATAAATATTAATTTTTCCACTTATCCACTTTTTCTTACTTCGTTGTAAAAAGTGGAAGGATTAGTATTCCAAGAGAGAAATTCCAAACGTCTTATTTGCCTTATATTTCAATAAATCCACTTCTTTATTTGTCGTTGGAAATTCCTTGATTCCATAAATGTCTTGTAAAAGCAACCATTCAAATATTCCGCCCAAGTATAAGTGTACATTGAAAAACCCCAAAGAAATCAATTGCGAATATTTTTGATAGATTTTTTCGTCGTTTGTATTTCTTCCGTAAATAATAATGGAAATGTCTTTTCTCCCTTTTTGTAAAAGTCGATTAATGACCGTTTCTTCTTGTTCTGCGGGCAACGTATTCGGTAATAAACATCTCTGTTCTTTTTCCGAAAGCGTATTGATAAATAAAAACTGTTCAGGATTTCGAATCGCATATTGAATGTCTTCGAAACTGATTTTTTGATATGTTGTTTGTAAGGAAGGTATATTTCCCATCGTTTATTCAAGAAAAAGATTTAAAAATACAATATATTTAAATCTTCGAACTATTTTTAAATCCTTTTTTAAGGGAACCTACGGTTCCCCTATGACCCCTCCCTTTTACTTTCGGTGGGTGGAACATATAATTATAAAAAAAACTCAATTGCAATTTGTAAAATAATTTTATATTTAGGAAATATATAATGCCAACCAAAAGATGTCGTAAAGGATCCCGCAAATGCTTCAACGGCAGATGCGTAAAAACAATATCAAAATCAATCAACCCAAAACGATGCAAAAAAGGAACAAGAAAATGCACTGATCGTAAATGTCACCGAATTATTAAGAAATATTCTTACCGATTACGTAACCGTCGTACTTAATTATCCACTTATCCACTTTTGAAAAAGTGGAGCAAAACTTAACGGGTTTTGCTGATGATCAATCAGGAACAAAATACTCTATTTTTACTTTATTTTTAAAGAAAGTAAAAATATAGACCTTATTATATAAGGGTTTTGTTCCTGAACGATTAGAAACAAATATTCATATAATATTTTTGCTTTTATTTTTTGTTTTTAAAAATAAAAGCAAAAATTTATCGCCTTTTGCAAGGAGGGGGTCGTAGGGGGGACGTACGTCCCCCTACTAGTGGAATTGTACCACAATTTCCACTTTTTCCTTCTTGATGCTCTTTGTCGCCGAAATCGACAACTCTTCCCGCTTCTTTCTCGTCTTGGAATTATCACTTCCGACCACCAATTCCTTTTTCTTTGACGTACTATTTCGACTATTCATGTCATTTTCAATCATCTCGTAATTTTCTTCGATGTAATCGATGACCTTGTTCTCTAGCGCCCACTTGAAAAAATTCAATTGGCCAATAGTCGTTTCAATAAATGATTCCGTTTTATAAGGGATACTGATCCGTTCCCATCGACAAAACGGGTCAAAACGACGTTTGCTGTATGCTTTTAATTTCAATTTGTAATCAATGTAGACCTTAAATCGTCTCATGTGTCCAAATTCATCTTTCACTGTATATAAAGTAAAATATTTCTTGGCGTAATTGGTTGCAAACCAATCGACAATACGGAGAGAAATATTGGATTCACCCGTGATTATTTTTAACATACGGCTTAAAATATCCTCGTTTTTATAAAAATCCATTAAATTATTCATTAATAAATCATTTTGAGTTGTATAAGTATTCATATTTCAATTTCTTTTATTCGAATATATCCAAAGTATTTAAATGGTTATTTGTTTTATTTTATATTGTAACCTTATTTTGATGAATTCTTTATTCTTTGAATAAATTCGTTCCTTGCGGTTGTAAAAAATCATTTTGAACGGTGATGTCATTCACATAATCGCTATTGGTTAAAAAAGGATTCATACTTACATTGGCAAACATTTGACGTTCAGACAATTTCTTATCCGTATCTTCTCTCTTATTCACTTGTCGAAAACCTTCATTTTGTGTTTGTATTCCTTGTTGATTCAACATATCCCATGTATATTCGTCATGGTTCAAAGCAACATTAAAAGCATTATTCGCATGTTTTTCTAATTGAGTATCGTCTAATACTTTGTTATCATAAAATTGTGTATCATCAAATTGACTTTGGCCTTGGTTTTCGCGTTGTTCTGAAGTTTGATAAGTCCTTCGACGACTTCTCTCATAAGGTTCTCCTTGGGTCCATTTCCAATGTATCATTCTTATATTACCTTGTACAAAAAGAAAATAGTAAGGGAACCTAAGGTTCCCCTTTGACCCCTCCTCTTAATACATTTTTGGCGCGCGAGTTTCTACAAAGTAGTAGACAATAATATTCTGCTTTGCTAAGCATCGCAAAATAATATGATTGTAGAAATTGTTGTAAAGCCCCGCGCCAAGTTAACAAGGTAAAAAGCAAGGTGGGGGTCTACCGTAGGCAAGGGGGGACTTCCGTCCCCCTACCTGGTGAACATCTCTCTCGAATGCCTGGTCAATATCCATTTTATACAAACAAACACTCGTAACCAAAAGAAAAACAAGACAAAGATTAAAGAACCATTTGGAAAAAAAGACATACCATTCTTGCGAATCTTTGGTAGAATGATTCCAAACATATTTCAAAGAGAGAACAACCAAGGTACAAAAAATAATATTAGGAATATAATGATCCGTATTCTCTAAACCTTCTTCGGGTCGATACTTGGTACAAAATATAATATCACAAATATCCGGCCCCATATTTTTCACAAATTCCCGATGATGAATTTCGTGAACATGATTCACGTGGAAAATCGAATAATTTATATTATGAATGGTTGTATAAAAAAGATAATAATAAATAACGATCCAATCATCAATCAAGGAGAGAAGAGAAGACCAATCAGGAAACCAGTCTAAAACATAATATTTGAAAGGAATGATTCCAGCAATCGAAACAAATTCTAAAAGGATTTGAATGATATGATTAAAAGGAAGATTGAATCGATGATGATAATCATGAATAATATTATGAGGATACGAATGTTCAAAATGATGCCAGTAATGTATTAAATGGGAAGACACCATACCAATGATAAAAGTGATTAAAATGATGGGACGAAAATCACATAAAACAAGGAGAGAAAGAAGTAATAAAATCCAAGATTTATAATTGATTGCGATTGAGTTGAAAATATAAAAAAAATAAGGATAGATACATTCCAACATTTTTATAAAAAATATATATTTTATATATAATTTGAATACATTATTTAAATGGAAAATCCAACTTATATAAGAACTTTGATATTGGTCATATCCATAATAATAATATAAAATATTTTCAATGCAATAAAGGACCATAAATTAATCAACAATTCCAATTGTTTTTCATATTCGTGGTCACATTCATAAACGATTCCCATCTCCTTAAATGATTTCTGTCTTTCTTCTACCAAACTATTATCTAAATACTTTTTCTCCAACATGGTTAAAGGACAATCATGTATAAAAACAATCGACATACAATCCAAAATAATCATATTGAGTAAAACGGACAAATAAAAAATGCGATTACTAAAAAAGAAAACAAAACATCCCACGGCGATGATGATATTATGAATGAATAAATAATAATGACCGATTGTCTTTTTTAAAAAAGGAGAGAAAGATTTGGCATATTCACGAATGATATTTCTTGGAAGTATGTTTTTTTCTTCTGTGTTTTGTTTTTCTTCTTCCATGAATGAAATTATTTATCTATTGGGATATATTTTTTTCTCGTTTTTTCCTCTCTCTTTTTTCTTGTTTCTCCTGTTTTTCTTGTTTCTCTTGTTTCTCCCTCTTTTCTTCTTTCATTCCTTTTTCATGTAAAAAGTCCAATTCTTTTACAAAAAGATCATTGATTTGATTGACCTTGTGATTTAATTTATAAATGGTATATCCCATCATCGTTAAATAAACAAAAATAAAAATAAAAAGAATGATTAAAATACAAATAAAACGACCATCCATTTTTCTTTATATTTTGAAAGAAATAAATTCGCCTTTTTTTCGGTACTAGGAATCGTTCTCTCTTTTGACAATTTTTAATTGTTTGGTGAATAAAAATCCCTCTTTGGATTGACATCTTCTTTTCAAATTGCATTCTAAACAGGCGAGAACGATATTGTCGGTATTATGTCCTAAATCATTATTGATTCGGTCGAGCGTCCATTGTTTACCTTCCCTCACTTTTTCATACAAAACAAACATTTCTGTAAAACAATAAAAGCATTTGGCTTCGGTTTCCAAAAGGGAAGAGAGAACATCTGAATATTTTGCGATTTTGGATGGTTCATAGACTTTCTTTTCCAAGTCTTGGTGTTTGTAACTGGCGATTTTTCTCTCGATTTGTTGAATGAATAATTGATGGATTGATTGTTTTGGGTTTTCTTGTTTTTCTTTTATTTCTTTCAAGACTTTCATTTGATTTTCATAGGTGTAATCTTCGATCGGAATATTCCATTTTTCGGTTTCCTTTCTTTTTTTATCTTTTTCTTTTCCAGTTTTTGTTGCTTTTTTCATTTGATATCGATTGTTGATTCCTTGAAGTATGATTTTCTTTTCTTCTATATTTTCCATAATGAATAAATTATAAATATATTAAATTATATTATTGAAACAAGTTAAATCTAATTTCTTATATTTTAATATAAGAAACGATTTAAAATGGAATTAATCATTGAAGAAAAGAATGAAACAAATGAAAATATAAACAACCAAATCAATGAAAATTTAAAAAATAACAATATACCCCTTTCTTCACTGACCCTTCGGGATAGTGAACAAGGTGTTGCTGATTGCACATCTGAAGTGTGCGATGGTGTAAAAACAAAAGAAAATAATAAGGGCACAGAAGAATGTATGGAACTAAAAAACATCAAATATAAAACCATGTTAATGAAAGGGGTTGCCTTAAAAGATACTTCATCTTCGAATGATCTAACAAATTTGGACAAATTTCTTGATAATGAAAAAACGAATAATAAAAACGACCAATGGTGTAAATTGGATAAAACGGTAAAAACCCAGAAACTATTAGCGTTTGCAGAAGCGTATAAAAAAGAAAATGAATTGGATGAAGAAGAATCGCAAATTCTAATTAAATTTTTCAAGGAGTGTTTGGATAAAAAGAAATTAGCGCGTGTAAAAGACGTGATTTATGATAAGGTAAGCGGAGAAATCAAAGAAATACCTGCACTTTTACATACAAAAAAACATTTTACGCTTAAAAATATGGAAAAACGTGTTTCAACCATGAAGAGTTTAACTCCGAAAAAAATCAATAAAACAACCAAAACGTTGAAAGAGAGAGATTCAAAGAGTGAAGAAGAATAGAAGAGAAGGAAAAAAGATGAATCAAAGAACAGAAGGAAAAAAGATGAATCAAAGAACAGAAGGAAAAAAGATGAATCAAAGAACAGAAGGAAAAAAGATGAATCAAAGAACAGAAGGAAAAAAGATGAATCAAAGAACAGAAGGAAAAAAGATGAATCAAAGAACAGAAGGAAAAAAGATGAAT